ATTTATTTAGCATTCAGAGCCAGTTTTCCTAAAGCTATTGATCCTACAAAACCTGCTTCATCACCAAGTCCAGGATATACGACATATTCATCAATTTTTTCAAGTATTTCTTTTTTCTGTACATAACCGTTCAAAAATTCCTGTACATATTTTCTTATACGTGGGAACAGATGCTGCTGTTTCATTACTCCTCCGCCCATTATTATCCTTTGAGGAGATAGAATCAATATGTAGTTCATAAGAGCCTGTGCCAGATAATATGCTTCCATATCCCATACTTTTTCATTGTCAGCCAGTTCATGTCCCTTTTTTCCCCATCTTTTTTCAATTGCAGAACCTGCAGCCATTCCCTCAAGACAGTCTTTATGGAATGGACAGTTTCCTTCATAGGCATCTTCCGGATGTCTTTTTATAAAAATATGTCCCATTTCAGGATGTGTAAGTCCCTGAAGCATAGTTCCATTTACAACGGCTCCTGCTCCAATTCCTGTTCCAACTGTTATATACATGACATTTTTTAAGCCTTTTCCGGCTCCCCACCATGATTCAGCCAATGCCGCACCATTTACATCTGTATCAAATTCCATTGGAACATCATAATGTTTTTTCAGTTCTCCAATTATATTATAGTCACTCCAGTATGCCTTTGGAGTCTTTGTTATATAACCATATGTTTCTGAACCTTTTACAGGATCAATAGGTCCAAAGCTTCCAACACCCATAACTTCAAATTCTTTATCTTTAAAATATTCTATAACCTTTGACATTGTTTCTTCAGGAGTAGTTGTTGGAATATTTATTCTGTCTATTATTTTTCCATCTTCAGTTCCTAGTCCACAAATAAATTTTGTTCCTCCAGCCTCCACTGCAGCAATTATTGCCATAACTTCACTTCCTTCTTTTCTTATTTTATTTAATCCCAATTAATAAATTGTAATTTTCCTCTCATATTTTTAATTATATGAATCAACACGTAATATATTATATTTTTTCATAATTATTTTCTATAACATTATGGTAAAATTCCAGGATTTCCTCTTTTGTAGCTGTCGCTGTTCCAATTTTAGCAACTACAATACCGGAAGCCATATTTGCAATAGCTCCCGCTTCAAATAAATCTGCTCCTGCGCATACCGACAGCAGAAATGTTGATATAAAAGTATCTCCAGCTCCTGTTACATCATAAACTTCCCTGGCTACAGTTGGTATTCTTCTATGTTCATTTTTAAAGAGAGAAACTCCTTCTTCACTTCTTGTCAGAACTACATTGTCAAGTGCAAGCTCTTCCTTCAGTTCTGACATTCTTTGTGCAATTTCCTCTTCATTCTGAAATTTCTTCATTCCAAAATAGTCAAGAATTTCCTTTCTGTTAGGTGTCATTGAAGTGGCACCCTTATAATTTTTAAAATTATTAGGTTTAGGATCTACAACAACTTCCCTGTTATATTTCTTGGCTATTTTTATTATGCTCTGGGAAACAAACTCCGTCAGCACTCCCTTGTTATAGTCGGAAAGAAGTAGTGCATCTGTCTTTTCAATATTCTTTTCAACATTTTCTATAATCTTTTTCTGTATATTCTCAGTAATATCAGTATCCTTTTCCCAGTCCAGTCTCAACAGCTGCTGCCCCTGAGAAAGTACCCTGCTTTTTATTATTGTAGGTCTTGTTTCATCTATGACAATCCCTGAAGGATCTATATTTTTTGACTCCAGTTCCTTCACAAATTTTTCTCCATTACTGTCCTTACCAACAACTCCATAAACAGAAACTTGTGCTGACAGGCTTTTCAAGTTATTTGCTACATTTGAAGCACCTCCGAGAACAAATCTTTCCTGCTCAATATTCACTACAGGAACAGGCGCCTCAGGAGATATCCTTGATACTTTACCTATTAAATATTCATCCAGCATCATGTCGCCAACAACAGCAATTTTAACTTTACTGAAACGTTCCAGTATTTCCTTCAGTCTTTCAAATGAAATCATACTTTATCCTCTTTCTGAAATTAATCTAAATTATTTTTCTTTGTATTTATAAAATCATTTTTATATATTATACTATATATTTTAAATTATATCATTAATTTTAGATTAATAATTCTTGTGGAAATTTGAAAATTTATGGCTTCTTATGTTTTATTTTTCCCGTTTCTGGACTACTGCTTCTATTTCGATATAAATATCCCTTATTTCATTGTTTTTTCTTTTATATTTAAAAAGTGGCCCAATTATTGGTATTGCTGACAGTACAGGAACTTTTCTTACTGTTTCCTTATTTACATTCTGTTTTAAACCACCTATAAAAGTTGAACCTCCGTCATTCAAGGTAATAATTGTCTTAGTCTGATTTTTCTGTTTTGCTCCAGATGTGGCGCTATAATTAGATGTAAGCTTAAAATTACTTATTTCTGTATCTATTTTCAGTAAAATTTTCTTTTCATTTCCTATTTTTCTTATTTCAGGCAATATTTTAAAAACTATTCCAGCTTCTGAAAATATTGGCTCTATATAATCTTCATTATTTTTTGTTATTTTCTTCTCTCCTACAATCACTTCTTCTGTAACCTTGAGTTCCCCTTCTTCATTTTCCATTATCATAAGAGTTGGCATTGCCTCTATTTTTATATCTCCATTTTCTCTTAAAAGGTTAAAGTCAACTCCCAGAAATTTTCCTCCGCTTGAAAAAATTGACCCTATGGAAACTTCTCCATTCAGAAACTTTGCTATTAAACTGGATTTTGAAGGAGTCTGATTATCACTACTGGCAGTCCAGTCCACTCCAAGCCTTTCAAAAAGATTTGAACTTGTATCAATTATTCTCCCTTTTATTATTATCTGTTCTTTCGGTTTGTCCAAATCTTTTATTATTCTTCTGACTTCTTCCATTTTCTTTTCATCTCCATGCAGAATAACTTTGTTGTCAATTCCTACCATTTTAAAACCGCTCAGTCCATCCAGTTTTTCAGATATCTCTTTGACATCCCTGTATTCAAGCTCTACTTCACCTATTTTTTCATTAACTGTTTTTTGTGGTGCGACTTCTTTCCCGCTCTTTTTCCCTTCTGTCTTTTCTGATTTTTCATTACTATTTTCAGTTTTATTCTTTACACTTTCTTTTTTCGTTTCTTCCTTTTTCTGCTTTTTTTCCTCTCTGTAAATAAATATTTTATTTACATTCTGTACATCTTTTTTATTTACATAGTCTGTTATCTTTTCCGAAAATAGATTATTACATGTAAAGAAAAGTATAAAAATTATAGTCACATTTTTTTGTAATTTCATTTTATCTCTTTTTCTCTTGAACAACATTTTCTATCCTTCCCTTTTAATTTTTTACAGCTATTTTTCCCTTTTCAATAAATCCCAGAGAAATTTTAAATCCCTCACCCGTAAGGTCAATATACATTCTGGAAGTATCTATAAACTTTCTGCTTTTATTAAGAAAATACAGAAACTTTCCAAAATTATTCAGTGAGCCGTACAATGTGAAATGAATATATTTCAGTTTATATCCATTTCTCTCCCATAACTTCTCCGATTTTGATATAATATAACTCAAACCCATTAAAATCAATACTTTTTATTATTATTTGTTACCAATAAGTTACCAATGTACTTATTTTATTTCAAACAAAAAAGCCCAATAAGGGCTTTTACTTTTTTAAACATTTTTATTTCACTCTATATAAGTCAATAAGAAATAACAAAGCTTCTTTGTTATTTTTCAGATTGTGATTTTGCTTCAGTTCTTTTAGTGTATTCGATATTATTTCCCCTTCAACTTGATTTACACTAAACTGAAACAGTCTTCTCTGAGCATCCAAAAAATCATCAACAGCCAGTACTTTTGACTTTTTTGCTTTGCTAATTATTCGGATCATGTCTTCGAGCGTATTTGCCTTTAGTTGTAACTCTTCACATTCATAAGGTCGCTTTCCTTTGACTTTTTTTATTTTATATCCTCTATATTCTATCACATTTATCATTCCTTTATTTTAATTATACCTCATTTTGTTGTAAAAAAGAAATTTCAGGATATAATATTATCAGGAGGTAATAATATGTTATTGAGAACTGGAGAACAAATTGAGAATGACTTGTTTCATATATTTGAGACAGTTGAACTGGATTATGAGGAAGTGGAGAAAAAAGTAAAAATAGATGCTGAAATAATAGAAAGTATCATTTCAGGAAATGAATTTTCATATCTAAAGGAATGGTTAAAGCTTATAAAATTTGTAACTAAAGATATAGACTACATAGAATGCAGCGACATGATCATGCAAATACAAGAGGACATTTTCCTGTACGGAGCAAAGAAACTATATAAATTAAAACATAAAAGAAGAAGTAGAAAGCATGTAAAATTTATTGAAGTGATAGACTATGAAATTATGGAAGAAGAGGACTTTGGAACTTGTCTGCCACTTTCAGAAATACTCATGCTATTTGAATTCCAGAACAGTATTATATAAAACAAAAAGAGACAATTAATATTTTTGCAATATAAAAACACCCCTATTTTACTTGAGGTGCTTTTCTTTATTTAGTTTTATAGATTTTGTATTATTGATTAAAAACCATATGGTACTTATAATAAGTATTATTAATAAGAACGTTCCACCTACATAAATCCATTCTTTCCATTTTGTGAAAAGATTATTTAAAATAATTGAGTTTTTTGCAAAATTTATCCAAAAAATTGAAATTATTACTAATATAAATATTAAATTAAACCATATTATCCAAATATATTTCTCAAGCAAATTATCTGAATTTTTGGAACTTATATCTAGTTGGGTCATATTGGATATTCCTTTTAAAAATATAAACACTAAATTTATCATACCCAACATCCATATAGAAGCAATCACAATTATTTCTATTAGAGGTCTTTTATTAGAAAATATAGATTCTAAAGAAGAAAGTCCACCAAAAACAACAAAAGCTATAGCTGTAAATATACCTACTAATGTTATTAACTGCGCCGCCATTTCCTGAGTAACTTTTTCTTTGAAACCAAATATTCTTTTGTTAAATTTCTGTTGATATTCTTCATCTGTTTGTTTTAAGGAGTTATATTGCCTAGATGCTAAATTAGCATGATCTTTTAATTTCAGAATTATATTATGAACATTTTTTTCATAATTTTCATTATTTTCACAATATACAAGTAAAGCATCTATATTAGTCAAAATATTAGTTCCTTCTTTGATTTTAGTTTCATCATCAAAACAAGAAAAAATTTCATCACTTAAAACTGTATATAGTAATCTATCATATGTTTTTTTATACATTTCTAGTTTTTTATAAGAGTCTTCAGGTAAAAATAAATCGCTATTTTGTTTTAATGAAATTATAAAATCTTGCATACTTTGAGCCATATCATCCCAATTTTTATTTTTCTTTCTCTTGACTCTTTTTTTACCTGTATTTTCTGCTTTTTCAGATTCATTATCTTGTTTAGTAATTGCAATTTTTATTTTCTCATCCATTATTATTTTCACCAAAATAATTTAATATAGAGTCATTAGTTATAATGTGTCTTCCATTAGCATACGCATTTCTCCAAGGGGCTTGTTTATGAGTTATTTCAACTAATTGAGTAGCTGAAAAGCTATCGCAAGCATTTACAATATTTTCTATAATATTTTGGTCTCTTTCTGCTATATCAAAAGAATTTGATAAATTTGAGTATATGTTAGAACTTCCAAACATTTTATATTCATGGTAGACATTGCTTACTACAGGACCAAATGGCCAAGCTTCTATTCTCTCAAAAAAACATGGTTCTCCATTTCTAACTAAAAATTCTGCCTGTATAAAATAGAGCACTTTTTGTAATTTTAAATTACTCATAAGTAGGCCATTTCTTTTACAATAAGCTATAATAAATCTAGCAACTTCTAAAGCTGAATACATAATACACCTCCTTTTTTGTATTACAATATATTTATTATACATATATTGTTTTTATATATTAACATTTTGGCAACAAAATGTAAACAAAAAAGTTGATTTTTTACACTCATTTTATGATAAAATCCACCTCTATTAACATTTTCTCTACATTATAATTATACCTCAAAAATAAAAAATTACAAAAAAATAGTTAATTAAAGACCAATTTAATTAACTATTGAAATCTTGATTAAAAAAAGATTTTATGTTTTGCTTAGTAATTCATAATAGCATATTATCTTTTATTTTTCAATAAAAAAAGATGACCATTTTACTGGTCATCTACTTTAGAAAAAATTTTAAAAAAAATAGAACTCTACAAAAATTTTATAATTCACATTACATAGTGCTACTATTAAAAAATGGTCTTTGATATATTATACCTTGTTTTTCTAAAAAGTCAAGCCATTTAATTAATAAGTTCTTTTACGTGAGCGACAAGCTCATTTTCAATTGTTTGCATATGAGCTTCTACTATTCTTATCGCTTTGTCATAAAGTTCATTTTCTTTTGCTCCATCCTCTTTTAAATCTGCGAGAATATTCATTAATACTTTTTTAGTTTCTGAAAATTCATTTTTGAATATTCCGTAAATTATCTTGAAAGTAATATCATCTATAATGTCATGCATATCTGTTTCAAAATCTATAAGCTTCACATCAAAGAATGTGTCTATTTCCTTATTTATTACTGCCCAGTTCTCTTTGATGTGATTATTCCTTATATATTTTATTACTCTTTTCTGTATACTCCATCTTAAATCCTGAATTTTAAGAACAAGAGCTATTTCCAGCCCTTTTCCTCGTAGTCTATCGTTATTCAATTGATTTTCAAGTTTTGCTAATACAGTTATTACTTTCTCTTGTTGTTCAAAAAGCTTTTTTTGTTGAGTGATATAGATGTAGCTTATAATACTCATTATACCAAGTTCGACAATGGCTTTCACTTCATTAAAGTTAATTCCCACAACTTTCCTCCTCGACCGCTACAGTACAGCAGGATTTTCTTTCTTCTCAATATTGAAAATATCTTGAACAAGCTTTTTCGGATCAAGTTCTACTCTTAATATTCTAACAGCTTTATGGATTGCTTCTTCTCCAAGTTTTTCTACGGCATCAGGAATCCATTTTCTGTCAATTTCTTTTTCTTTCAGAATATATTCCTCTGCCTTATCCCAGAAATTGTTTACAACAGCTTCAAATTTTTCAACTCCTGCTTTTCCTTTATTCACTATTTCACTTCTATAGATTGCAGTCTTTGCTAACTCTCCTACTTTGTTGATAACGTACATTTTTACCATTGCTTCTGTCATTTTAAATCATCTCCTTTGAATTTTATATCATTTTTATTTTAAGTCACCTGACAGGCTCAAATTTTGCATTTAAACTTGTCAAACAACCTTTTATACCAAAAATCATTTTAAAGCTCGTGTGAGCAAAATATGTGAGCCATTTTTTTTATAGACTCAGTTTTTTCATTTTTTGAGCCTATAAATTTTTTTAGACTTAAAATTTCAAAAAATTAAGTCTTAAATTAATTCAATATGTGGATAATCTTTAAATTTTACCCAGTCACCTCCCCATACAATATTTATTCCATTTTCTTTTGCTACTTTTTTTAAATGATCTGCTACTTCCCTATATTTTTTTTCATTATTCCAGTCAATTTTATCAGGCAATGCAGGATCATAAATTGCAAAATCTATTGCATGGCCATATCCATCACTTTTTGCTTGATGATTAGATTTGCTTTTATAACCGTCACAGTTCGTCACTTTCGGACCAGGTTTAGTTCTTCCTTGCTGATATAGTTCATTTTGATAAGCTGCTGTTCTTAGTCCTTGTACTACCATAAAATCATGAGGACTGTCCGTTATTCCCAGTTTTATTAATGTCTGCAAAGCTGGATGTACCCCCTCAAGTCTGTTTAAACTTCTTTGAGATAATACAAATTTCTTTTTTTCTACTGTTTCAACTGTTTCAGTCGTCAAAACAATATTTTCTCCTTCAATTTCAACTCCTGTTATCCTTAAAGTTCTCCCCCCTTCCACAATTTCCGTTCCTATAAGTTCCTTTATATCTTTCATTTCTATTCCACCTTTCCTTTTATTAGTTCCATGTCTTTTAAATATCTATACAATTTTGATGGACTGAACTGATACCCAACTCTATCCTTTAATGACTTAAGCTTATAAGTCAAGGTAAACTGCAGAGCGTAATCTATAGCATTCAAGCAAAATTCCGAACAAAAATATCTGTCATCGTTCTGTACTTTGCTTGCATAGAAAAACTGTCCTAAAATTCCTAAATAATCATAACCTTTACCTTGTGCTGTTCTAAAAAATTCAATCACATCTTTGGGATCAATATTTTTATCAAGCTCATAAATTTCCATATTTTTCTGATACTTAAATTTTCTTGTCCTAACTCCACCTGGATTTGACAGATATACTTCATTGTTATAGATAAATTCGCAATGACTATACTTTCCAAACGTCCATAAAGATATCAGAAATCCAATCGGAGTTTTTGGCTTATGAAAGCTAATATACAGCCTGTCTTTTTCAAGTTCCATTAAAAAACCTCCTTACATATTTTTATAAGCCTTTTTATATCTCTCTTCGGCATCATACTCTTTCAGCTCTTTGTCAGTTAAATTTTCTAGATTATGCGATAATAATGTCTCTGTTGTCATAGCTTTTGTAGTATGCAACTGCATTATATTCGCCATTTTCATCATATCCTGCAATGTCAGATTAACGTATTTCTCACTGTTATCCTTTGTATAAAATTTCCAGTTCTCAAATTCTGTTTTTTTCATCGCCTGGCACATTACTACTATTCTTGTCAGATTTGACTGGTCTATACTCCTGTTATTCTGCAGATATTTGACGCCACCTACTTCAAATTCAAACGGAGCTATATCGTACTCTAGTCTTAGCTCATATAATTCTTTTTTTATTCGTTCTATCCGTTTTTCTCTGTTTAATTTAATGACATTGTTTTCCACATACTCACATTCGGAAAGTACAACTGTTTTGATTTTATTATTCTCTACAAGCTCATTGTCTGCGAGTGTGTATTTCCCAACAGCATACAGCTCTTCTTTCGACATTTCCCTGATATTTCCCGCAACCAAAATCGGATTTTGAAATTCTGTATCAGAATAGACATGTCTCGTACTATCCCAGCCAGGGTAGAACAGAATGGGGTTATTTTTAAAATCTTCCAAGCTTGTCGCAACAGGACGTGCGACTACTTGTAAGTTATTTTTATCATATATATTTACTATCATTTTTACCTCCTTATTTTTTTTATTTTTTATTTCCAATTCCGGATAAATTGGAAAATTTATTCAAAGTGGAAGTATTGCCTATGACGCATCTACTAGGATATATAGCCGCATCGGATGTGACTGAATGGTATGCAAATCTTCCGTCACATATTAAAAAGGAAAAGGTTATCTCAATAACAAACATCAATCAAGGTTTTTGGTTTGAGTACTGCAACTTAGATTTAACCGCCAGCTGTGTCAGAGTAGGTGGCAAAGGCAATTTTGCAAGTGTAACTCTAAACAGTGTAAAAGTCTTGGTTGCTTATTTTACTTAATCTACAACATAACTAACTGAAAATATTATACTTGCTGTAGTTACAGTTGAACCTCTCCATTTAGCAGTACCATCAGGCTGAATATAGATTGTTCCAGCAGTTCCGTTGAATTGCGATGCATTTACGGATAAAAAGGATTTTGGTCTATAGCCTTCAGGAATGCTGAAGATTACTGTATTGTCACTCGTATATCTCAAAGTGTCACCACTATCAAATACGATAGTCACCACGTTTCCAACTTTCTGGACAATGTTGCAAGTTGTTCTACCTTGTCCTGTCGCTTCTGAATGAACGTAAAGTTTTGCTTGTTGCACTTTGTATAAATTTTCCACTTTATCCAGTATCGGCTTATTACTTATTGCCCTGAATTTAGATCCGTCATTATAAGTTAAACTATTATTCATAATGCACTCATAAAAATATTTCAAAGCCTTGTCATAGTAAAACTTTCCCGTTGTCTTTGTTCCTGTGTCTTGTATATTTCCTCCAAACTCTAAGCCGATGATTTTTGCTAATGCCTGTATTTCTAAATATCTCTTGTCTGCTGACTCTCTTGTTAAATAAGTCATAGAATTATCTATTGTTACATTTAAAGTAGCAGCCTGATCGATTATAATAATGCACTTCTCAACAATATCAATGGCATTTTTCCCGTTGTAAACTGGGATATAGTCGCCATCTGTTCCTTTATTGTATGCATATAAAATTTCTGTTCCTGAATCGTCCTGAGCATATATTCCCATCTCTGAAATTTTATATGAATTCGTTATTGTACTTGTACCACTTCCAGTTTTGTTAGAAACAATGAAAGTAAATTCTACTATCCCATTTTCTTTTCTTTCGTAAGAGTTGACTGGAAATTCATTTCTTTTATCCAGTAAATCTGTTAATTCTCTGTCATTTCCTGTGTTATATCCTGCTCCAATCTTAAATTTTGTTATATTTATTTTTGTCTCATTGTTTATTGCTTTCGCTAAAAGCTCTCTTCCTTTGTTAGTCAATATCCAACCTATGTAATTAGCCATACTACCTCCTTTTTTATCTTATTCCTATCGTATTTTCTTTTACTGTCACATTTACTATTCCTTCGCTTAAATTCTGCTCCATCCAAGGGAGTTCAAAGTTTCGTTCATTTAAGATGTTAATTATCTGCTTTTCGGAAAAGATGCCAATATACTTTCCAAATTCTGCAGTTCTATCAAATGTCAATACTTCAAGCCAGCTACGTTCATTCTTATATTCATTTACTACCTCAAGTACTTTCAGATAATCTTTTTCATCTTTCAGTTCCCCCAAAGTAGATATTTTGAAGTAGCCCGGTCTTCCGTTATACTCAAACCATTCCTTTATTTCTGCATTCCCAAAGAGTATTTTACAGATGGCCTTTACACTTCCTAATGTTCCTTTATTGAAATGAGCTATTACGGCTATTTTTACAAGCTCCCTTTTATTTTCAAGACTGGCATTTTCTCCAACATAGTCAACATGATATTCCCACAGAAGATAATCAATCTCAGTTTCCGTCAGTTTGTCAATGTTCAGAAAAAACTTATCCATAATCCTTTTCTTCTGATTTGATATTGCGTAGTCTATAGATTCGTAAATCCATCTTGTTCGTTCATCAGTCAGAGTTGAGCTTGCAGCTATATAAGTCAATTTCAAATCCTGTATGGTTATCATAGCTCCTCAACTCCCTGATAGTTGCTTGTTATACCATTATTTATTCCAATTTGATTAAAATTTAATTTTTGGAATGCAGGACTTCTCAGTACTAGTCTTTTAACTCCTGCAATTTTTAATCTCTTTATTAGCTCATCTGGATTAATGTCCTTACCTATTTTTTGTTTCTGCCAGTTGATAAATTCCTGAATAGTTTTATCAACATTAGATTTTATTATATTTACAAGCGTTTCATTATCTTTATCGATATAATAATCAAAATCTATAGAATAGTTGATTTTATTCGGCTCTTTGATATTTACATTGTCAGTCAGAGGACGCACATTTTCGTCATTTAGCACTGCTTTTACTTTTTCCTTAAGCTCCTGACTCACTGTGCCGGTATCTGTCCAAATGTAAACATCTACATTAGTAGCACTAGGAGAATGAACTTTGACATCAATAATATTTGTACTTGCTGTTTTTGTCCAAAAGGTATAGGCTCCAGAACTTCCAGCCGTTGTGAAAGATTCAGGAATCTCTCTTATTCTTTCCCTGTAGCTTTCGTCCGCTTCTTCGTTTGTACCAGAATTGCTTTCAGTAATATTTTCCACTTTTGAATAATTCGGATAAATGTCCACCATATCCTTTATTTGTCCAACTGGAATACCATTTCCAACGGTTCCCACTTTATTACATGTAGCTTTTCCATCAACAAATAAATTACCTTTTAGTATCTTATATTCCTCATTTGTTTCAAAATAAAGTTCATTATATCTGATTCTCGAACTTTTCGGGATAACGATATCAGTTGCCTGTATTGAAGATACATAAAATCTGAAAGTTGCTATTGCCGGTTGCTCCACCAGCCTTTTCCCTCTGTTCCCATATATTTCTCCTTTCAGGTCAAGCCTTTCATTTCTGGCATATCTCAAATAGTTCTGTTTTATATCATCATTATATTTCTCTTCTAACAAAGCCAGCTGATACGCTACTGTGCTGAAAATTAATGTCTCAGGACTTGCTTCAGTCAGAGTTCTTCCACTCAGTTCCTGAAACTTGTCTATCATATCTCTTTTTATTTCCCATGCATCTGAATCTATTACTTCATAATCTTCAAAATCACTCAATCTCTATCACCTCGATTCCCAGTGTAATTTCAAATTCATTCCTATATTTGTCTTTCATTATTATCTGCGTAGTTTTAAGTAATGCTCTTGGCTCATACTTTCGGAATGTTTCAAGCAACTGAGCCATTATTTTATTTTCTACAACTGTTATATTTTTATCTATCAGGTCACTATCAAAACTAAAATCACGATTAAGTGGCTGTTCCTCTTTATATACTCTTAAGAGCATTCCAACGTTTGTGACTACTTCCTCTATAGTGTTTTTAGGAGAATAATTTATTTCCTGATCCGATGTCACGTATATCATTTTACAGACCTCCTAGATAATTTCTGATTACATTAAGTAATATCTGTCTGTCAGCTTCAGACTTCATACTCTTACTGTACTCTGTCATTTCTTTTATCTTGTCAGCTGTTATCATTCCAGTTCTTATAAGATTCATGAATTCATGTACCTTATAATCTTTTTTTATTTGTTCAAGTTTATCTAATATTTCATCCTTTTTCTTTTCTATTTTTTCCAATGTTTTATTTATCTTCTCAGTTGCTTTATTTATATTATTTTTCAACTGATCTAATTTCGTTTTCTGTTCTTCCTGAATATTTTCAACTTCCGCTTCTGCAAGTTTTTCCTGTTCCTTCTTCTGAGCTTTTAACTGCTCTATTATCTGATTATATAACTTAGGATTATCTATATACTCTTTCAGCGTCAGTTCTACATTTATAACATCAAAGCTGGAAGTTTTTTTATTAAAATATGAGTTTTTTTCATTCATATCTATTATTAAAAACGGAAACGCTCCAAATGTCTGTCCACCGAGAGTTAAATAAGCATATTCTCCAAACTCCCACATGGTTTTTATCTTATCAAATTCTTCAACTGGGGAAGAATCAGGCAATAATGTTGAAACTAAAGAAATTCCAAAACTTATTTCTATCAGTTCTCTTCCTTGATGCCTTACCATACCAGGACCATATATTGCATTATGCTCAGATATTTTGCTTTTATATGTCCTTGCCAGTTCATTATTAATTGAAAATACTTTTTTATCAGATACTTCAAATATTACATCTCCAAGACTTCCTATCATTATTGAGGACCTCCTGTCTTATCTCCGCCGGCAGTAACTCCATCATGTTTATGAGTATTAAGATTGATATTCCCACCTGTAATAGTTGTTCCTGATACAGTCAAATTTCCATTTATTTCTGCATCTGCATTAATAACAACTTTTGAAACTGGATTTAAAGTTAAAACTCCATTGTTATAGCTATAAAATCCACCATCACTGAAAGTCCTTTTTACTTCATTTTCATTAGCAGAACTATTCCGCATTGGACATCCAAGCACTACTCCCTGTTCCATCATTTCTGGAAAAAATAAACAGTAGACTGTTTGTCCAACTGAAAGCATATAATTATCAGAATGACTTTCAGAAAAAGGAACTAAAATGTTAAGCCAGTCACTTGTTTTATTATCCCCAGCTGAAAACAAAACTCTTACTTTTCCTGTCTTATAATCTATTGCACTTACTTCTCCAGCTTTTAATATTTCTAACATTGCCCAGCTCCTTTCTTTTTGTCGATTTCTACCTGCTCATTTTTCTATTAGTTGGATTATTTTTACTACTTGATTTATTACTTGCCTTAGTATTTCTACTGTTCTTATTACTGTTACTTTTCTTATTCTTTTTACTAGATTTTTTAGCAGCTTTTTTTCTTTCTTTTTCTGCTTCTTTTTTCTTTTGTTCTTCTTTAGTCTGAGCTTTAGCATTCTTTTCAGCATTTTCTCTAGCTCCGACTTTCATGCATTCAAGCTCACATGCATAGTCTCCTGTAATGTCATGTTTAACTTTGTCAATCACATATTTTCCCTCAAATTTACCCCAGCTTTCATCTAGCTCAATTACCATTCCAGCCATGTATTTAGTACTTCCATCAACGGTCAATGTAACTTGGTATTCCTGTTTCAGATTTTCCTTTAAAGTTTTTTTTGCCACTTTCTTCGAATCCGATTTTCCTTTAGTCTTTATTTTTTGTACCTTTTCTTTTTTACTTCTTTTCCCTTTCTTAGCCGCTTTTTCTTTGAGTTTTGCTTTAGCTTTTTTGTATCCGGAAGACTTTTTTCCATTCTGTTTTTTATATTCTGCATAAGATATATCAGGCATCCGTTTTCACCTCATTCCGTTTTTCAAGCTCCTCTTTAGTCATTACTTCCTTTATTAATTTTTTCTTATCAGGATCATAATATGACACTTCCACTTTGTCATATATGCCCTTATTCTTTTTCTTTAGACTAAAACTACGGATTCTGCTATCTCGGATATTAAATTTTTCAATTGCTTCATTATCTTTTATATTATCATCATCAAAAATAATAATAGTATCATCAGATATTTTCATACTTAGTCCAGTTTCTTTAATGACTCTATCTATAAAAGCTAAATCAGTTTCATTCTCCTGATCAAGCCTTTTATAGTATTCATTATCTGCATGAATTTCTACATTCATTTCATGCTGTGCTGCAATCTGTGTTACTAATTCTTTTAATGTAATCATTTCCCAAGCTTTAGTATTTTTCTGATCCCTTATATTTCCATCTAACGGGATAGCTATACACTTAAGATTAAGCCTGTCATTATCAAAAGTCGGTTCATCGATATAAAATGTTCCTATATCCAAAAAACTTCCGTCTTTTCCGTTATCCTCGTATATTCCGACTATTAACTGAGCATTTTCATCCGGATACCATTCCTTAAGCCAACGATAATCCATATTTTCCAGTTCCAATTCTAAGTCATCTATAGCATTCTTACTGTTGTCAGTGTAGTTAAGAGAAGATATGGAATGAGCTATATCTTCAGATATATCCACCCCGTTAAATATCACTATTACTTTTATTCCTCTTGCTAATGGCATTATTTACCTCTTTTCCAAGGTGGCAATTTGCTTTCTTCAATTTCCTGTTCCAGTTCTTCAATAAAATCAGGAATAATAACAGGAATGTCAGCAGGAAATATTGATACATCTATCAAATTAAGATTATTTCTTATGAGCCTATGAAAGTATTTTTCATTTCCATAAATTTTATAAGCTATCAGATCCCACGTATCTCCGCTGACTGTTCTGTATACTTTTGTCTTCATTATCCAAACGCCACCCTTCTTTTTCTGTTATCACGTTCCTTAAGTATTCTTTCAACTTCTTTTGCTATTTCTAAGGAATTATTATTACCCCCATTTATATGAATATGGATAATATCGCCACCAACATTTGCAGAACTATTTCCACTTAATCCAGCAACCTTATTTTTAAGCTTAGTTACTCCTTCTCTCAAAGTACTTCTGGTTTGACTATTATTTAAAATCTGAGTACCCCTCGGAAGATTCAGTAACATTTCATGTTCAGCAAGAAACGCTGGCTGTCCTGGTATCCTAATCATTTCTGCCCCACGCTCGGCAACAGTAGTAAGTCCACCAGACCAATAGTTAGTTCCAGTATAGTTTTTTCCAAAAAGTCCTCCAATTAATGGTAAATTTTGGGCTTTAGTCTTGATTTCATTAAACTTGTCGCCAAAATATGTCACTACTTTATTCAGTATACTTTTTACTCCATCTATCATGCCTGAAAATCCACTTTTAATACTGTCCCAGACTCCCAGTGCAATACTTTTTATTGTATTCCATGCCCCGGTAAATACTCCCTGTACTGCTGTAATTCCTGACTTAATAGCATTCCATGCGTTAGCTGCAGAAACTTTAATTCCGTTCCATACCATTCTAGCCACTATCAATATCCCTCTGAATATAGCTTTTATTATAGCAATATTAAATCTTACATATGCCACAATGGCACCCCATACAGCAATAGCAGCAAACTTAATAGCATTCCATACAGCCTTTGCTACAGCAACTATTCCTCTGAAAACGGCTTTCCATACATTTATACAGAATTTAATATAAGCAGTTACTCCATTAAAGATAGCCTTCCACACTCCACCAGCCCATTTCAGATATGCAACTATTCCATTCCATGTTGCTATAGCCGCTCCCTTTATCCAGTTCCATGCTGCAATTGCACCAGCTGCTATTGCTTTCCACATAGCATTCACAAAATTTCTAAATCCTGCACATTTATGATACAGTACAACAAGTATAGCTATTACAGCTACTATTGCAACTATTATAAATACAACAGGATTTGCTAAAAATGCTGATTTTATAGCTAATCCTACAAATTTTACAGCTTTTACAATTCCCAGGAATGATTTAACTGCAAAGCTTCCTATTTTCCCAAAAACTCCCACAATTCTGCTTAATACTGGAAATGCAGTCTTAAATCCCTCTGCAAAACTTCCTGCAGCTTTGAATTTATCAAATATCATTATTCCATTAGATATAACTCCAAAAAAAGGACTAAATACCTTTATTGCTCCACCAATTCCTAATGACATTAATCCTATGGTTCCTATAGTTTTTAAAATACTCTGTATTAATTGCGGATTTTTCTGAATCCAGTCGGCAATACTTTTTATAGTAGGTTTTAATTGTGTTGCTATTCTTATTAAACTGGGGGCTAAGGCATTCCCAAGATCTACCCCTATATTTGTGAAAGCATTTTTCAATGTATCAAGATGACTTTTTAAAGTCTTTATCCGTTGAGCATATTCTTTGTCCACACTTCCTGCTGTTTTTGACTTATCATGAACATTTTTTAGAGACTGTTCCACTTCATTAATATGTTTAGCCAGTTCTGAAGCTGACTGGATACTTTCCTTACCGAATAAATCTTTAAGCGTAGCAGCCTGAACATCTTTAGGCAATGTTTTTATCTTCTGAAATACTTTCAGCATAGTGCCTTCACCATCAATCTGCATATCTTTAGCTACCTGTACAGCACTAAGTCCTAATTTTTCAAATGCGACCCTCTGCCTTTTAGTAGCACTTTCTCCTGCTACTAATCCTAATGAAATATTTTTTAATCCTGTAGCTGCAACTTCTGAAGGAACTCCAACTGCAACGAGGCTCGCTCCTAGTGCTGCAACACCTTCTTTAGAAATTCCAGCCATACCTCCAAGCCCAGCTACTTTACTTGAAATATCAGCAACTTCTGGTGCAGTTACTGCAACAGTATTTGCAAGATAATTAATTACATCAGCATATTCCATTACACCTTTCTGATCTAAATTTAACTGAGCTCTTGTTTTAGCCAAAAAGTTTCCAGCCGCTTCAGTATCCATATCGAAAGCTACTTTAATTTTTGCAGCATCTTTTGTGTATTGTGTTAGTTCATGAGTCTGTATACCTGCCTGTGCTCCTGCTCCTGCTATCTGGAATAATTCAGTCTGAGATACAGGATTGCTTTCACTGAAATTTCTCATAGCCTGATAGAATCCAGCTTCCATTTCTTTAGAACTAAATTCTGCAACTTTTTTTAGATCAGCCTGTGCTTCTTCTAAATCTATTGCTATTTTAACTGGTACAGCCATCGCTGCAGTTGTCCCAACACCAGCATTGAAAGCTTTATCTCCAAAACTTTTTACTTTTCCCCAATTATTCATTCTTTCTGTATGACGATTCTGTGCTTCTTTAAGTTTCTGTTGCTTTTCCAGTTCTTTTGATACCTTTGATAAATTTTCCTTATATTGTTTTAAACTATGTCCTTCAGCCTCTATTGCACTTCTTGCAGCTTCAAAAAGATGTTTTTGTCTTTCTTTCTGTTTATTCAGATTATTTACTATTTTTTCCTGTTCTTTAATCTTTTCAGCAAGCTGGACATTACTTCTTCCTGTTTTTTCATAAGCTTCCTTTAATTCCCTAAGCTTTCTGGTAGCCTGTAAAAATTCCTTGCTGACATTGACATAAGCACTTTTCAAGCGTTCCACTTTTTCAACACTTTTCTGTGCCTTATCAAGTTCCTTCATTTGTTTTTCAAGATTCTTAGCATTCGAAGACATTGTTTTCATGGCATTTCCAACTTTAGCCAGTCCAGATAATGCACTAGCAGCAACTGCCGACATAACTATATTTAATTCCATATTCTTAGCCACAGAAACTCCTCCTTTCTGTTGTATTTTTAGCATTTCAGTGATATAATTAGTTAAAAGAGGTGAGTCATTATGAAAAAAAATAAGGAAATAATTTCAAATATTTTAATTATATTAACTATTTTCGTTGCTTCTATCCCGGCTGCAATTATAGCTTTAGTCACAGCTCTTCCTTGGATTATTCTTGCAGTAATAATATTCCTTATCTGTTCAGGATTAGGATTTATTGGAAAAATAATTATTATATTTTCAATATTTATCCCTATATGTATTTTTATAGGAACATTATCAAAACGTGACTGATATGCCACGTTTTTTTAATGCTCATTATTTTCTCTTATTCTTTCGTTGGCACGTTCTACAAGCTCATTTCCTCTTTCTATCCAGTAATTAAGTTCATATAAGCTGCAAGACATCAATGTATCGTAGCTTATATTTAAATTTATTTCTGAATGATTTAGTACACCTAGTAAATCCGTTATAGTGTCAAGAAATTCTTCTATTCCATTGACTCTTCCATTATTTCTTCTATATTCTCCTTCTCTGTTATATCCTCGTCCTCTACTGATTCCAAGCCAGAGTTCAAGAAACCCTTTGTTCTATTCAGCACCCTCATATAATCCTTGCCTTTTAAATTCAGCAAATCTCCATATCTTATTCCACTTGCCTTAGATGCGACAGTTATTGCCCATCCATCTTCGAGTTCCTTTACTGCTGCTCCTTTATTTCTTTTTTTATATTCCTTTTCTGCAACAATTAAGTCATTTCCACCTAATTCCTCAAAATCCAGTACAATTTCTGTATATTTTTTCCCACTTAATGTATATTCCCTATCCAATTTAACTATTTCTGCCATATTTTTATCCTCCTATTTCTATATTAATCCTAACTGTCTTCTTATTGTGTCATTTGTATGACCATTAGTATTGCTTATATTATTCAGCACATCTATTTCAGTTATAGTTTTTCCATTGATTTCTAACTTATAGTACGAAACAGACATTTCTATACTTCCTTCAAGTTTTGCTCCAGGTTTCACTTTAAAACCATCCATTTTCTTTATAAGTCCTCTTAATGACACATCTACTCCTCTAAATTTAGCAGCATGAGTTATTTTGTCCATTAATTGTATTGAACCTTTGCATTCCACATCCAGTGCACTTCCATTATTGAAAGTTAGCATAGTATCGTCAACACAGTCCATCTTTATTTTTGTTTCAAGTTTTTTAAAGTGACCAATTAGAGGTACTTCAAATTCACTTGACATTCCAATCTGTTCAGATGTTACAGTTGAATTTTCAATATTAGGTAATTCGACCTCAGCTATTCCTGAAAGACTATTTACACCATTAATATAAACTTCCATATCATTCAAAGCTATTGGTACATTTACACCTCTTGCCATTATTTATTCCTCCTTTTCTATTTTGTCAAACTTCCAGCTAATTTTTGTAATGCATCTACATCATATTTTTTCTTAAATGTAGCCGATTTCATTCCAGGAACTATTCCAAGATAAATAATCCAAGTTATATCCCCATTAATTACATTCAATAATCCATTATCTTCTGCGGAAAATTCTGCTCTTGCTTCCAGCAAATGCTGCATAGAAGATAAAGCATTAAGCCTTATATTCATAGATTTAGTTATTGTTTCTGCCATTTTATATGTGAATCTCTTATCAATACTGTTAAAATAGCTCATAACTAATTCATTCCCAATATATTTGAACATTCTACGTATGTATGTAAATTTATCTTTGGGATCTGTTGCCATTGGATTTTTAGCCGTTTCTGTACCCCAGCAACGCCAACCTTTGAAATTGACCGCAGTTATAGCTCCGTTTTGATTCAAATAATTTGCTTGTTGGTTTAAGTCAAGCCTGATTTCTTCAAATTCTCCCTGTAAATTTTTCCACACTAAACTATCACATTTATATGCAAAATTTGACGGAGACTGTGATGGAATTCCATCACCCTGATTGTCTACTAACATTGACAATGCTCCATAATGCAATGACTGATAATATTTATTTCCTCCCAGTTTTAACTGTCCGTATAGAATTATCTGGTCATTATCTAGTATATTCTTATCATCTTTCCACTTAGATATTTCGTCATATCTCTTATCAATTGGAGCATTTATAAGAGCCACAGATTCAAATATTCCTCCATTAATGTTCTTGGCTTTAGTTGCCATAACTGCAGCAACATCTGATTCATGCGAAAAATTTGGGACATCTATAAAAGATGGTAATTCTGAATAATTAAGAAATACTTCGTCCAGAAGTTCCAACCCAGTTCTTTTCATTGTTGCAGTATCGTATCCACCAATTGCCTGTGCTTTTGTGACCGTAGATAAATCTACTTCATCAAATTCAACATCTATAGTAGTTCCATTTGATGGTCTTGCAAATATTTCAAGTCCTTTTTCTGTCCATACAAGAGTAGCATCTGCTATTATCTGACTGTCTGCACTATTCTTCACTTTAACACTGTCAGTTATAATCTTATGATTTTCTATTAATGTACTTCCGCTAGCGACAGAAAGACCATTTAAAGCAGTTCCTGTTTTCTTATGTTTTGTCGGATCTAAAATATTTACAACATAAAGTGGTGCAACAGAATATAATTCAAAAAATACTTTTATCGCCTGAGAAATCGAAAAATCCAGATCATAAGTATCTCCAAAAAATTCCAGTGCTTCCCTGTAACTTGATAATCTTACAAGCTCATTAATTTTTCTTTTTTCCTTTTTAATCTTATTAACTGGAGCAGTTCCAACAATAAAATGCCCATAACTCATTACTATAGGTAGATTTATATCTGAACTTGTTTCAGTCTGATAAGTTCCATGCTTATAAGCCATTATTTACTTCCTCCTTTTATTTCTTCATTCAGTTCATCAGTCAATTTTTCAAGCAATGTTTCATTTGCATCAAATTCTGGAAGTTTGTCAGTATTAATTAATAATTTTCCTAATAAAGGATATTTTTTAATTAATTCTTCTATTTTTTCTCCAAAATAAACTCCGCCTTTCGTAAATCTGAATTCAGGCAGATTTATATTATTTCCAAGATAGATATATCTTGTCTTTTTTCTTGTTTCCATGTTTCCTCCTTATCTTATTTTTGGTTCAATTGGTTCGGCATATACAGCAAATTCAATTTTTGAATAGAAAAACGGATCACTTCCATCACTATAAAATGTTACTTTATATTCCCTATCCTGAACCACTGCAAATCCTCCATCAATAGTTGGTGCTTCCAATAGTTTTTGTCGTATATAATCTCCGACAGATAGATTATTTAAATAATCCTCTTCTTTTTTTTCCTTTGTCCCTATCCATATTTCAAAATTGGCGGTTGCATCATAAGACTGTATTCCCGCTCTTTCCTGGGAAAATTCAATTGCCCTTAAAATTATGAAAGGAAAGTAGTCATTTGTTTTTTTCCCATTTTCTCTATCCTCAAAATCATTGGAAGGAAGAAAACCACGATAAACTTTAAAACCTTTATCTTTCATAGTTTTTTCTTCCATAATTTTTTTCAGGAAATCATATAAATGTTTTTCTGTATGCTGTATCATTTAATCAATCTCTCCATTTCATGCTCAAATCTCATATTAAATTTTTCTTCTGCAAATCCTTGCAAATAGTCCAGTATGCTCATTTCTCCTAACATTTGAGGAGCAGATGGACTCATTAATCTTTTTATTGTTTCTCTTTTTGAAGTTTTTCCATTTTTTAAAGTTATACTTTTAAAATTACCGCTTCTCTCAAATGCTCCCAATCTACCATCGTGATAGGCTATAAAAGCATTTGGTAAAGATTTCATTCCATCTTTTTTTATTGATACTGTTACTATTTTCTTTCCCTTAGGTCTTCTTTTAGGATTTAATTTAAAATGATTCATTCCAATAACTTTTCCACTAGAATAGATCTTTCCAGTTAAATTTCCAGAACTTGCATTATATACATTAATACTTTCTGCTAATTTTCCTTTTGCTATTGTATACATAGAAGTAGTACGTCTTAATTGCTCTGTCTTAGTCATAGCCAAACTTCGATTAATAGCTCTTGCTATTGCACTAGGTAACTGATTAGGCATTGTTTCAAGAACATTTTCTATCTGTCTTAAATTACTTTCGTCGAGCTTTATATTTAACATCTAAATTTCCTCATTTCTAACCAAGTCAATCTCATACATTCCCATATCATGCTTACTTGCAACAACCTCATATTTAATCCCGTCCAGTTTTAATGTCTCACCGGTATGAGGTTGCAGTTTCAGATACGGATTTCCAATAAATAAAGTAAATCCGTTCTGATATACTCCATCTTCCTGTGTTATGAGTCCATTTTTCTGCTTATTTTGAAACTTTTCTTCATCAATGACACATATTACCTTTCTTCCATTTAAAGTGTGTTCTGTGCCAAATTCTGAAGCATTTAGAAATATATTCTGAATATCATCATCAACTACTTCCTTAAATCCCATAACATCACCTGCTATCTATTTTCTATTTCTTTTGTTAGTTTTTGTTGTTTCTTCAACATTTTCTGTCGTTTCTTCAGAAGTTTCAGAAGACACTACTTCTTCAGTAGCATCTTCACTATTTTCATTATTTTCTGTTATTTCTGTACTGTCTGTTTTTCCTGTTTCTCCTGTTTCTCCGTTCACTTCTGTTCTATCTACTTCGGCATCAGTTATTTCAGCTATAAGCTCCCTTTCAAGGCAATTTTCAGCAACAGATTTTTCTATAATATTTATTTCCTGTCCCTCAGCATATGCTATTCCACCATAAACCAATGATTTCAATACTTTATATGTCATATCTATTCACCTACTTCACTTTCAGTATCTTTATAGCTTCAATATCATTAACAACTGGCAACGGTCTTGATTCCGTTCTGATTTCTACAGTATTAGATTTTGAATCCTTGTCAGTAAATACAGCACGTTCTGCAACAATTATTCCCTGTTCAACATCTGCAGCCGGTCCGTACATGATTTTATTATTACTTGGTGCTAATAAAACTTTTCCTTCAGGAATTAAATCCTTATCACTATAAGTTTTACCATCAGCATTTAATACAGAATATTGAGACTGATAAGAGTAAATTGGCAACCCAAAAGGTGCTATTCTTCCAATATAAATGGCTCCTGCTGCTGTTTCACTTGGATTTACTTCTCCTACATTATAATTTTTTACATCCAGCAACTTTTGAATTTTTTCGTTATCTACAAATAATTTTGCAGCAACTGGATCCATCAATATCATTTCAGGTCTTAATCCTGTAACTTTTCCAATTTTTGTTATAGCAGCCTGTAAATCTCCAATTATATCAGCGTTCGGCTGTGTCCATAAAACAGCAGGAGTTATTTCTTCAACTGTTCCGAATTTAATTTCTCCTTCTATTCCTTCACCTTTTACAACTACTTTTCCATTAAATAATGCTTCAGTACACATTATTTCCTCACGTCTTGTAATCTGATCCTCAAATTCCGCAAAAGATTCAGCAAGCAAATCCGCTTTTCTTTCTTCAGGACTTTTTCCACCATATATAGTTTCTCCAGCTGTTTTGTTAAAAAATAGCTCAAAAGCTGAAAAAGTTCTTTTCGGTGCTACTTTTGGAGCTTGAAAATATTTACTTTCATAAGTATTTTTTATCATTTCTGTTCCTGGAATAAATTCAGATACAAAAGGTGCTACAAGCTGTTTTCCTTTCCTAAATTCTACTTCCATTTTTTGACTTTCAGATGTTTTTCTGATTTTAAAATAACTATCTTTTATAAATGATTTTGGTCTAATAACATTCTGGTCATACAATCCTATAAACTCTATTACTGCTGGCATACTATTCTCTACCTCCTAATTCTTTAACTATTATTCCTTTATCTCTTGCTTTTTTTATAAAATCTGCCTTTACTGTTACACTTTTAACAGCTATTCCTTCATAAATTACTTCTCCTGAAACAGCTACTGTTGTTTTAGTTTTAACAGCTGTTCCATCAGCATTTTCCATCACTATTCCAAATAAGTCAGTTCCGTCTGATAGTTCTGCTTCGGCATTTACGGCATCTCCTCTTTTAACTTTCTTTCCCTGAGGTACTGCCAGTTCCATATATCTATGTCCTGTACCGCTTAAAATCTGATCATATCCGTATTCATTTCCCTTTGTCACAAAATCCATTATTTTCCCTCCTCTGTTTTTTTATTCATTTTTGATAAAATATTTGCAATATCTACACCCATGAACTTTTTTGTTTCAGTTTTTTCTTCAGTTCCATTATTAGCTGCAGGTGGTATAAAATTACTTTGGCTTTCATTCTTAAGACCTTCTAGTTTCTCTGCTTTTTCCTCATTTTGTTTCTTAAGTACTTTCATGGCCAGTTCACTTGCTTCTATTTTTTCAGTATATTTAGCATTTTCTACTAAATCCGGATAATTTAATATTTTCATATCATCAATTGCTTTCATTCTTTCATTTTCCTTGTTTTCTCCTGCTTCTCTTCCTTCATTAAAAACTTGATCATAAAGTTCAGGAAACTTATTTTTCAGTTCTTCTAATGTCATTTTTTCCTCCTCTTTTTTATTATTTCTGCTGTTCAATATATTTTTTATTTCATCAGCTATATTTTCGGCATTCCCTGTGCTATTTATAGTAATATTCAATGGTGTGATATTCTGACTTTTATTTGTTTTTTCAGCCTTGAAAATTTTAAATTTGGATATATCAAACGCCATATTATTTATAATAAGCTTATTTTCAACAAATTCTTTTTCTATTTCTTCATCTAATATTTCATCTATAAAGCCATATTCTTTTGCAGTTTCAGCATCCATCCAAGTCTCATCATTCATCAATTTAGATAATGTTTCCTTATCAGTATTTGCCTTATATAAATAAGTTTCAATAATACTGTCCTTTACTTTATTCAGCATATTCAAAGTTTTTTCCATATCCTGATTATTTCCATAAGCAAAAGTTATAGGATTATGAACCATGAACAATGCATTTTTTGGCATTTTTACAATATCACATGCACTTGTTATTATTGTAGCAGCACTTGCAGCTAATCCATCAATATTTGCTACTACTTTTGCCTTATGATTTTTAAGAGTATTAGCTATAGCTACAGCACTGAATACACTTCCTCCTGGACTGTTTATATGCAAAGTTATATTCTCCACATCTCCCAAATTTTCTATATCCTGTTTAAATGCCTTATCAGATATATCGTCCCAGTCTTCGTCGTGTCCTATGCTTCCGTACAGTATCAGTTCTGCACTTTTCTCTTCCTCATTCTTCATCACGTTCCAAAATTTGAGCCGTTTGGACATTTATTACCACTCCTTTCTCTTCTAATGATTTATTTTCTTTTGCAAGAAGTCTTGCATTCTGTTCAAAATCTCCTCCGTTAAGTTCTGCAGTTTCCCTCGTTCTTGTAGATAATCCATTATTAATTCTTATAACTGCTGCATTAGCTTCCTTAAGCGGATCTATCTGTCCCTGACTCGGTCCGTTCCATTGAGAACCTGACCAGGCTTTATCTATTAAAAAATCTGAACCATAATTTTTTAGTTCCACTCTTCCGAGCAGATGAGCTTCATTGAGCCATTCTTCATATACCGGTTGAATGAAATTTTCTGTGAACCATTCCCTTCTTTTTCTAAACATTTTCCATGCTTCAAGTAGTGCCGCACGACTGGCAGAATAACTGGCCGTAAAATGTTTTATCAGAAGTTCATAAGGTACTTCCAATGCACTTCCTACCTGTCTTAAAATACTCGTCACAAATGGGTCGAAATTGGAATTTGGTCTTCCCGGATTTGTTTCCTTTGCTTTTTCTCCAGGATTAAGTGAAGCTATCATTCCTGGAGCAAGTTCAATAGTTGTATCATCATTTGAATCGACCAATAAATCATTGTCCACTGCTTCAAGCTCTCCGACATCTGCTGCAGTTGAATTATCTGCATCACTTTCAATAAAAATTGCATACATCCCACTTATTACAGCAGCCATAAGTTCGGCTTCAGTATAGTTTCCTAACTGTCTTAAATCTTCAATAACTGGAGCAAGTATTGGAATACCTCTGACCTGCTCAGGTCTTTCAGTAAACAGTAAATGTATTATATTTCTCTGATTCTGACTTCCATATACATTTATTAATTTTTCAGTCACTCCACCAGTCGCATCCAGAGGATGTTCAGAAGATATATAATATCCTTCTATTCTTCCATTCTTATCTATTTTCACTCCTTCAACTACGCTTTTATCTGAAAGCATGTTATTCGGAGTATAGATTCTATCCGGTTCCAGTATTTCAAGCTTTAAACTGTATGGATTTTTCGGAGTTTCAAAATAATTCAGTTTAATAAAACATTCTCCATTCATGAGTACAGTTAAAAACACCAAATCCTGTAACTGATAAAAATTCATAGTTCCTAAATTGTCAATTTTATCTTTTGACCATAATCTAAATTCCTTTTCAATCAGATTTTCTATTTTTTCAGCTTCTTCTTCACTTATTCCAATTATTTCTGAATCAATGTCACTTTTTAATTTTAATCCGCTTCCAATAACATTAGTATTGATAGTTTTCAATGCTCCAGTAGCAACAGATACTCCCATATATAAGTCCCGTGATCGTTCAACCAGTTTTTTCCGGTTTTTATATATGTCCTTTTTTACTCCACCACCTGTACTTTGCCATCCAACCATTGACTTTTTAGTTGTAGAAGCCCCGTGATTGGAATATCCGGTATTAAGAATTTCAAGCTTTTTTCTTGCTTCATATCTCTTAAGACCTTTTTGAGGATCTATGGCTATTATCATTTTGTCAATAAAATTCATAAATATCCTCCTTCCTTATCATAAATTTCTCGGAACTCCTCTTCTAACTCTTCTACTTCCTCTGCTATCTAAGTTTTGAAGTTCGCTTTCCCAGTAAGCCCTCCCTTTTCTTATTTCATCTATGCTCATTCTTGTAAGCTCACGTGTTCCAATCTTATAGCTTTTCCCAGTTAGTACTGCACGTTCAGCTTTTATATATTCACTTAACATTTCTAATATATATTCTCTGCTATGAATTGATTTTCCCATCTATCAAATTCCTTTCGATAATATTTTTCTTTTTTTAACTACCTTGATCGGCTTAGTTGCATCCACTGTATATTTTTTATTCAGATTAGGATTAGCAATTTTCAGTGCGGCCAAATTGTAGTTTCTCAGATCTAGCGGTTCATTCCTTCTACCACTTATCAATTTATATTCTGATTTTTTTACACCTTTTTTTATTACATTGACTTTTTTCTCACTTGTCAGTCCTTTAAAATATGTTTCATCATAACCGGTTCCTTCATCAAGTGGAAAATGGCAATATTTAGCTCCTACTTTTTCTATCTGAAGTCTTGAAAAAATAGTGTCTTTTCCACTATCTACCCCGACAGAGAATAATGCAATTCTTCCTTTATTATTCCTGCTCGGCTTTGATACTATCTCACGTTCACCTGCAACACCTTTTATCGCAAAAATTCTTCTGAATTCCCGTGTTTTGACAAAAGCATAAACAGTATCTGTCATATGCCCACTGTCAATACATGCACATAGTATCTTTATTTTCTCACCATTTGAATATGAATACTCCTTATCCAGTATGTCATCCAGTTCATTCCAGACAAAATCTTCTGCTGGATTTCCAAAAATTACTCCGTATTTAATTCCATAACATTCTTCATCTGGACCCCATCCAACAATTTCATATTCAAGACGATTATCCTGTACATCCACTCCACAAGTAAGTACATTGACATTTTCAGGAACTTCACAGTAATAAAATTCACTTCGATTCATTATTTTTTCCCATTCCAGTACTTCCTGTTTTTCTTCAAATGTTTCAGCAAGTACCGTATTAGTAAAGACTTTCATTGATTCAAGGTCACCTTTTGACCTTAGGAACATTTCCTTCATTCCTTCCCATCGTGTCCAGGAACTATAGAATTCATTTAAATGAAAGCTTCTTATTTTTGAATTGACATTTCCATTTTCATCTACCAGTTCAGTATTCTCAACAAGCCATTCTCCATGTATCCTGTTTTTCTTCCATGAAATTTCATCAGATATTTCTCCGCAGTCTGTACATTTGATTCCATTTGTCTCAAAATCAAAGTTTCTCCATTCAAATTTCTGATAAGATCCGCAACAGGGACAAGGTACATAGAAACTTTCCTTAGTTCCCTGATTAAAAAGGTCATCAATTTTACTTTCTCCTTTAACAGTTGGGGTAGAAACCACAACTATTTTCTTACTTCCTTCAAAGTTTTTTGTTCTCTGCTTTGCAAGTTCGAACGGATCTCCTTCTGTTCCTGCACCTTTTTCAAATCTGTCAATCTCATCTACCAGTATTATCCTAATCGGTCTGCTGGCAAGTTCACTTGGACTTCCTGAACCTGTAAATACTACATAACCGCCTGTAAATTCCTTAATTTTTTTTGTATCTCTTCCTTCTTCACCATCAAGTATTTTATTTTTAAGTCTTGGAACAGTTCTTACCATATCCATAAATCTTGTGCTTGCAAATTCCTGTGCCAGTTCCTTAGTAGGCATAAGATACATTATAGGAGCAGGGTCATAATCAATATAATATCCCAAAGTATTTAATGCTATTTCAGTTTTCCCAACCTGTGAACCCATTTTTAATACAACCATTTCAGTCTTTTTATCAGATATTGCCTGCATTATTCCACGCTGATATGGAGCCCTGTCAGTACTCCATTTTCCAGGTTCACTGCTTGACTTTGAACTCAGTATTCTGTACCTATCCGCCCACTGGTCTATGCTCAGTTTTGGTGGTGGAGCCATTTCTTTTAATATTTCAGAAAATAAGTCCACTGTCTTCTGTTTTACATCAAGCCTAATCTTCTTCATCATCGTTTCTCACATATTCCTTGTTTTTCAAAAATTTTGACCTGTCATATTCAGCAAGTTCAGTCAGAACTAAATTAACATTATCAGATATTATTTCTTGAAGTTCTCCCAGATTATCAATTCCAATAACAAGTGGAGCCAATTTATATGGTAGTGACCTCAGCTGTCCTTTAAATCCACCAATAACATTATTCATTACCTTTTTTACGTCATCGGCTTCATGTAGATCACCTTCCAATATTTTTATTTTTATATTTTCTTTCCTATCTCGTGTCTTCAGATAATCAATTTCATTCTTCAGTTTTTCTTCCTGAAGCTGCTGAGGAGTGCCTTCAAGTTCACGCAGATAATCAATATAGCTTCTGACTGATTTATAGAATAAATATTTACCCTTGTCGTTTTTTTTAATTACACCATCTTTAGTCAATCTTTGAATTTGTCTTTCACTTATTCCTAATATTTCTGCCAGTTCCCTGATTTTTATAGTTTCATCAAAATCCAGCTTGTTAATCATCTTTACACCCCCTATTCCGACACGACGTGGTTATGAAATTTTATAAAAAATTTTTATTTTCCGGACTCTCGCCAGACCCTCGGGCTTTAAAAATCCTTCCAAAGTACCTTTTTAAATTTATTTTTAATTTTCTGTCTTTTCCAATCTTTTCTTACTAGCCTTATAAGCCTTCTTACACCTCTCCAGTCTCAGCTCTGCAATCATAAGCTTTAAATTGTCACTGCGTTCATTAATACTCTTTTCTATTGCCTCTATCTCTTTTGATAGCTTCTCAAGATTATTAAATTTTCTCTGTTCATTATCCAGATTCATGTTGAATATATCCTTGCTTACTGATTTCAGTAAAGCTATCAGAACATTCAGCAATATCACAAAGAATACAACAAAGAAAAAGGCCCATGTGAAGGCTGATATTATAATATCTGTTATGGTCATATCAATCACTTATCCTCATTTAATATCACATTATTAATTTGAGATTAAAATGTTAAAAAAATAAAAAAAGACCGCTGAGGTACATCGCTATACCTTAACGGTCTTCGTGAGACTCTAACAGGCTATTACCTGAACATTCGCCAGTGAACTTATATCTGACATAAGTCACATCGCATACTTGGCAAAACATAATATTCTAAAACATTAAAAACATTAAAAACATTATGGAAAATACTTTTTCAATATATATGTATGCATTAATTATATTATCTTTATTCGTACATTTTTATTCATACATCTTACTATTAATTTATAACACAATATCTTGTGATTGTCAATTAAAACCTTATACATTTTGAATTTTCAATCCCTTTATTTATAAGAATATTACACATTTACTATCAAAACCTTACACATTTTCTAAAAAAGTGTAAGGTGTTCAAACCCTTATACATTCTACTTTAGTACATATACATTATACTTATTATACTTTTTTAGTAAGAAAGTATATATAAATATATTATATATTATTATATATAGAAAAATATAAAAGTTTTTAGAAAAAATGTGTAATAGTGTAAGAACTCAATAAAATCAATACTTTCAATTAAAAAAATGTGTAAGGCAAATGTATAATGTGTAAGGTTTAAAATAAGATTAAAAGTTTTGGACAGAAGCTGGAAGAAATTGGGAAAGAAAAAAGATACCACTCAAGGTATCTCTATGTTTATTGGTTAGTATTTTAAAAAATATTATTAGCATCTATAGTATATCCTGCATTTTTTAATTCTTGTACTATTTGTGTTTTCCATGCCCCAACAGAATCCATTAGGATATAAAGAACACCGTTAATATCACTTGGAGTTTCAATATTCTCTTTATTTAATGCTATTACTCTATTTCTTCCTAATTTTCCTACAAAATACCCATGTTCAAATACTACATTCTGTCTGGCTCTATCTTTTAAATCATCTTCTTTTTTAGATTTACCTTTATCGCATGCAGTATAAAGAATTATAGCAAATCCAACAGTATTTGCATATTCTTCTATTTTTTCAATTATAGTATTACCTCCACTTGCTTGTTCATGTAATATTATAGCTTTTAATCCAATTCTTTCTATAAATCTTGCTAATTCATTTTTAGCTGAATTATCATGCCCATGAACTATAAATATTTTGTCAGAATTTTTTTCTTCAATAATAGTTATTCTATTTCCATTTTTATTTATTTCATTTCCTAACATATTTTCTGCTTCTTCCACTATTTCATCTGTTATATTATATGTTTTCATTGATCCTGTTATATCATTTATTTTTTGTTTTGAACTACGTAAAATAAATAATTCGTTAACTGTTTGAGGTATTATTAATATGCCATCTGCTTCTTTATTAAATTCTATTTGCAAACTGCCAATTAAAAATTTTATAGGCCATTCTGAATATATTATTTGTATTTCTTTTAAATTATTGAAATTAATTTTCTTCCCCATAACTATTTTTTCTTTTTCATGATTTATATAGGGTATTACTATATTATTTATAACTTTATCTTTATCTAAAATATCTGTTTTAAAATCTTCATCACCATTTTTAAAAATAAATAAAATATGATAATATTTTTTATCATCTTCCATTCTTCTTCACTCCTTTTTTAAAATTATTTTCTGTTATTTCTTTTTATTTAGCATTATTTCTTTTTATTTTAAATTATACCTCGAAATGTGAAAAAGAAAAGAAGCTATTTAATAATTAATAGTCTTAACTGTGACCAGCTGTAACTCTATTATTAAAATAGCTTCCATGTGGTATTTATTTCTACTCAACGTTACTCAACGCAATTTGTTTTTAATATTAATCTATATCTTTATTTTCCAGTCTATGTACTAACTTTTCCAGATTTTTCTGTACATTAATTACCATATTCCATACATGATTATATCCATCTTGATACATTTTCGGATTCCAGTTGTCTCCAAATATTCCTTCTTCTAATGCTAACATAAGACTATTTATTTCTCTGACTTCATAATAGATATATTCAATATCTGTCAGTTTTATATCTGATGTATTTTGAGTATTTTCTTCACATATAAGTTTATCAATACCGATATTTAAAGCTATTGCAATACTATTTAGCACATCTATTGGTATAGGATTTGTGTCTGTTTCATAACGTTGAATACTTTTTACATTCATTTCAATTTTACGAGCCAGTTGCTCCTGTGTCATCTTTTTTAATTTTCTCCATTTTTTTATTTTTTTATTTTTTTTCCTATTTCTACATTATTATCTACTGTTTCTATATTATTTACTGTTTCATTATCCATATCCAGTTCCTTCTTTCTTATTAATATCAGTTTTATCAGTTTAAGTCAGTTTAAGTTTTTCATTGTCTTAGTTTAATTAGTTTAATTTTTTATTTTCTGTATCAGTATTTGTATTTATTTTTTCAGGATCTACCTTCATGACATTATTTCCCAGATAGTTCATTGTATTTTTCCATTCCTTTTTCTGTTCTTCGGTCATATTTTCTTTTTCTCTTACCTGAAGATTTCCATTACTGTCAAATCCTTCGATATCTAAGCCTAATTTACTGAATATTTCCGCTCCGAAATTCTCAAATTTATAATCAATCAGGAATTTCAGGAACGGTATACTTTTAATCAGTTTAAAGTGCATCTTGTCAGTAAGTTTTCTGTAGCTTAGTCCTATTCCGAGACATGCTAGAAATGTGGCTTTTTCAATTGCAACTTCTGTATAATCCCTGTCAGTTACAAGTGGATATTTTTCTTCAAATGCTGATATATCAATTTTCATATATTCCCTGAAGTATTGGTTCAGTTTCTCATTTACTTTTTTCATGTCCCTTCTGTTCCCAGTGTTAATTTCTATTATTTTAAATATCTGGTTTATACGTTCTATTGATTCCTGAGTTAGTTTCTTTACTTTAAATTTTCTCATATTAATATTTCTCCTATTTAAATTTTATTTAGTATTTTTTCACTAGTATTTTTCTTCAGTTCTTTCTTTCATATTTCTTAACCATACCTGATGATGTATTTTCAGAAATTCTTCCTCAGTTGCTCCCACATGCTTCACTATTGACATCATGGCTCCAATAATTTTGTTTTCAGGTTCTTTTCTTATTCTTGTCAGTACTGCTATTGACAGTTCAAAATCCGAAAGCTGCTTTTTCCAAAAATTAATATTTTTATATCCTTTATTTCTAAGCATATTATGATTTACAAAGCTCAAATAAAAATGCAGCACATCCGAAAGTTCTTCCAGTACTTTTTCCTGGTCTATCTTTTTTTGTACTATTTTTCCAATAATTCCAGTCATTCTTAAGTTCCTGTGTAAGTTCACCTAATTCGGTAAAATATGCTATATAAGTTCTTAATTGAGTTCTCTCTCTTATAGTTTCTTTCTTATTAAATTTCTTATCTAGCATTGCTTGTCTTTTCAGTAGTTTTTCAATGTCAAATTTTATTAAGTAGGACATCCCATCCAGTCTAAAATTTTCTGCTTCTCTTTTGTTTACTATACCTTTCTTTTCCATTTCTTCTAAACTCATGTATTTGGATTTCATTATTCTTCCTCCTGTTTATTTCATTTCTTTAATTTTTACTAAAATATATCCTACTGTAATTGATAAAGTGCTTTTAATAATCACCTTAGCTAGTTCTAAAAAATTTTTAGCAGTATCAATTTTATAGTATATGATCATAGCAAGTATAATTAATATTGCAGATATGAGAAACTTAGCTATTCTTTTACTCATTTATTTTTCCTCCTTTTTTTAACTTCCGCTTTCGATTATTTCTGTTACGTATGGCAGAAAGCTATTGTTAAATTTAGTAATCATAGTACGAATGTACTTCCTTGTTGGGATATCTATATCAATATCCCTGTATATCAAATTTTCCACAATTCTAAATCTGACAACGGAATCTGCAAGAGTTTTTAATGCGTCTTCCACTTCTTTATCTTCAGATTTAATATCTTCATCCCATTTAATTTTATAAGGCAATCCGTATTCTAAGTAACATTCATCATAAGCTTTGTGAAGCGATGCATCAGTGTAAATTCTACCATCAAGGTTATATTTTTTTCTCAGAGTATCATTATGTAACATCAGCATAGACTTAGTTATCTGTGTTATCACTGTGCCTATGCCCTCGAAATTTTCTAAAATGGGATAACCGCTTAAGGATTTTATTTTGATGTTCTTTGTCTCAATTATTCCATTTTCAGTGTGTTTGTTAATTCCAAACTGAGTTTTCAGATGGAATTTATCTAAAAATAAACTTGCAGCTTTATAGACAGAAAACATAAGCAAGTGGAAGTCAAAGTTTTCTTCAACTTCCCTTTTTATTTCTTTTTTATCAGGTCTTTTAATTTTTAGTTTCCTAGCCATTATTTCTCCTTAATTTATATCAGTTATTATTTGTATCTCGTTAAACAAATCATTTCCAATTCTGTTTTTAGCAATTTGTATATATTTCCAATTTAACTCTATCCCTATCCCACTCCTATTTAACTTTTTTGCAACTTTTAAAGTTGTTCCACTTCCTAAAAATGGATCTAATACAATTCCGTTTTCAGGACATCCTGATAATATGCAACGTTTTACCAGCTCTTCTGGAAAGGTTGAAAAATGAGATTCTTTTATTCCAATAGTTCCAATATTCCATACTGCTCGCATATTTCTTCCCTTTTCACTTACAACCGCAAGCCAGTCTTTTTTTACATCTCTCATTCTGCTTCTAGGTTTATATTTTAGATGTTCTTGTTCTAGATATTTATGACTATCAGGTATTATTCCGTTTTTAAATGCTTTAAGAGTCCGTTCTGCATATGGTTCATACTGCTTTTCAAAGTAGTATTTTTCATTTTTCACAAAGAAAAATACCTCTTCATAATCATTTGTAAATCTGTCTTTTACAGATTCAGGAAGTATATTTGATTTATGCCAGATTATTTTATTTCTTAATATCCAGCCTCTTTTTATCATCTCAAGCATAAACATTGCAGGAATTCCTACCAACGATTTTTTTCTTGCAATGCATTTTTCCTTTTTTAACATCGTATCTGGTCTATCATCTTTAGAAAAACCTTTCCTTCCAGTTGTACTTATCGAATTACTATTACTGTAACTATCTCCTAAGTTTACAAATAATGTTCCTGTATCTTTTAATATTTTCCAGAAATTGTCAAAAAAATTGCATAAAGTATTTATAAATTCCTCAGGAGTTTCTTCAAGGCCCAGCTGTTTTTCATTTTCATAATCTCTTAATCGCCAATAAGGCGGAGATGTCACTATGCAGTCTATACTTTTATCTTTTAGCAATTTTATTTTTTCAAGTGCATCTCCATGCAATATTTCAATCATTTTTTTCCTCACTTTTTAATAATTCTTCATTTTCATAGATGTTTCCAATAACTTCAAAGTAATTGTTAGCTGCTATTCTGTAAAGTGGGATTTCATTTTCGTATCTATCTTTTATCCCAAAACTTGCTTGTGTATCTAAATATGATACAGGGCTTATATGTCTTAATCTCCTATCATAAGGGAAACTGTATCTTAATATATCTCCCTCATAAATCTCTTTTGAGTTTTTGTCTTTAAGTCCTGTATATTGAAGTAAAATGTATTCATCAAGATATGCTAAACCTATTATTTCTATTTCATTTTGTTCATTACAGACAATGTAATTTATATAGCCCTCATCAAGATTAATTGAAGTTACTTCTCCCATTTTCGATTCACAACCTTTTTTAATCCAAGCTCTATATTTAATTCTCAACTCATTATTCCCCCTTTCTTTCGTGCCATTCAAGGCTTTTCTGTCTCATATATTCTGCATATTCTTGTGCTTCTTTTCCTATTTCGAAATAGTTTCCTACTTTATATCTCTCATTATCTTTTTCTGTTTCTCTTTCATATGCTGTTTTTATTTCGAAAAACTCATCTATATAACAATATATTTCATTATATTTTCCTCGCCATCTTTTCTTAATGCCATACTTTTCATTGATAGCTTTCACTTTCTCCTCTATCAATGTTTTTTCTTCTTGACTACAAATACTTATATTGTCATCCCAGCTTTTTGCACATCCTCTTATAAAGAGTTTGTTTTTTAATGGAAAAAATTCTGGAGAACGAAAAGATTCAACGTTCAATTCTTTATCTATGAATTCATTTCTTATCAATATTTCTTCATTCTGCTTTACAACTATCCATGCCCATTTGTCAAAAACAGGCTGGAACTCTATCTCTAAAACATTTTCTTTTTCCATTCTTATTCCTCCAACAACTATTTAATATTAATATTATTTATTTTCTTACATTTTTTACATTTTAATTTCAGATGCAGGGATCCTTTTAATCTGAATTCTAATAATTTTTTCCCACAGTTATAACATTTTATCTGTATGAACTGTGGTTTATTGCTATCTTTTATATTTTTACTATTTTCATTACCCACTCTATCAACTCTCCTCTGCATCTTTCTTGACTATTACTCTTTGTGTCTTTCCTTTTACAAATTTTACAGCTATATCAAATCCAAGTTCTTTAAGCTTTCTTGTAAATTTATTTTGGGAATATCCTTTCAGTCCGCTGTCTTCACAGAATTCCTCATAAAACATATATGCTGATTTAGTTGTAAGATTTTCAATACTATTTTTTTCTGTTTCAAACTCTTCAAGGAATGACAGTACTGAATCATTTTCAATGATGTAATCTTTTACTACATTGTTTACAGTTTCAGATTCCGTAAGTTTTCCGCCATTAGCAACTATTCTTTTCATCCCTTTGATTGCTAGATTTAAAAGATAAGATTTAGCATTATCAGTACTCAGTTTCTGGTCTATTTTTAAATCTATTTCTGTAACTATATTGTCACACGGTATTATTGCCAGTCTTCTGTTAATTCCTCCTGATTTATCTTTAAAATTCGGTACTTCATTACATGAAAATATGAGTGTAGCTGTATTGTTCATTGCAATTGGCATTTCATATAATTTTTTTACCATTATCTTATTTCCTGCAGCAAGAGTTTTAAATGTCCGGGAAGATTTAATATGATTGGCATCAATATCATCTCCAAGATTGGCTATTTTACCAAGCAGAGTATAAGTATTTTCAGGCTTGTTGAACTCTTCCAGTGCCAATGCACTCCCAAGTTCCCCTACAAAGTTACTAAGCATAGTTAAAAATGTACTTTTACCATTGCTTCCACTATTGGCAACAAGAAAAAATACTTTATGCGGAAATGCTGAAGTCATTAAAATATGTCCTAATAGTTCTTCAAGTACCATTCTTAAATCTTTTCTGCATTTTCCTGTGTCATGATCAGTTACAAACCAGTCTATAAATTTATCCACATTTTCATCATATGCATCAGGCACATAGTCCACTTCCAGATTAAATGGTGTAAATACTCCGCTCATAGATACTATTTCCCCTGCATCAAGAATAAATCCGTTTCTGAACTGTACTGGAAAATATTGATTTTCATCTATTTCCTCAGCTGTTTTTGCTAACTGATGTTTCAGTTCACTGTCCTGTGATTTTTTCAGTTTTAGACTTATTTCCTTATTTCTGTATATTTCCCTGAAAATTGAATCATTTACATTCATTTTATATTTTTCACCTTTTTTATAATACAGAAATGAATTATATAATTTTACATCCAGTATTTTAGTAATATATTCTGCCAGTTTATGTACATCTATTTTTCCATTGCTCCAGAAGTCATTTTTATTTTCTATATTCTGATTATTCATATATTTAGCATAAGCTGATTTAATTATTGCCACCAGTTCTTTTTCCAGTAGAGGTTCTTCAAACACATTGTTGTTAATGAATTCCACTATCTCGGCAACATTTTCAACTTCCTGTATTACTGATTCAAGGATATTCAAAATATGTTTATAAAGACAGTTATTTCTTCCGTCTCCTTCCGCAAGTCCTGTAAGCTCATTCTTTTCTCGAAATAACGGATATAATCCATATGGAAGTTCCGGGATTTCATTCCTGTTCTTCACTGTATTTATAATTTTTCTTAATACACCTTTCTGTTTAATTACGGCAAGGGCCTTTTTTTTGTTATTACCTGTTTTATAATCTACTTTTACTCCGATTGCCGTGACTATTTTAGTATTATTAGTAATAAATTCAGGAACTTTATAATATAGATGCATACCTCTTGTTGTTTTTATTGCCAGTGTAGGATATTTGTTAAGTATTTTTGTAGCGATACTGTAATTTGAGTCAAAATCCACAACAACTATGTCCTTTGGTATAATAATTCCAGCATCTTCTACAGTGGATATATCTTCAACAAATACATCAAATGAATGTGCGGGTTTCTTATCTTTTAGTTCAATATATTTTGTTTTCAGAAGTTTTGCAAGATTTACTTCTAAAACAGTTTCATCTGATTCTCTTCCTTCTTCAGTTTCTCTGTCAATTTGTTCAGTTCCTTTCCGGTTATTATTGGCTGTTTCTTTATCGTTTCCAGTTCCATGCAATTTGAGGCCCTCCTTTCTTTAAACATATTTTTTTCTATCAGTGCTTTATAATATTTTAAATCCAGTTTACCTTTATCAAATGTTACAAGATCTTCGTTATGAATTATTACATTATCTGATGCATTAGCTATTTTCTGATAAGATTCAGTTCCAGTCTCTTCATCTTTTTTTATTTTAAATATTCCACCATATTTTTTATCATGAGTGGCAAATATCCTGTTTATTTTCTGTACATCCTGATATTCATTGTTTACTACATGTTTAATCTGGGAATAGGTTTTTCCCATTTTAGCTATCTGCTGGAATAGGCTCATATTATTATTTCTATACTCATTCATTAAAGTTTCAGATATTGAGATGTCATTGATATAGTAATCCGTCATTGCCTTGTCTATTATTGCCAGATTATTCCTGTCAAATTCTCCACCTTTAAAGTATTTAAATCTCCCTTTTGCTTTTACTTTTTCATCTTCAAATCTGATAGCGTAAGAATTGACATCTCTCTGAATTATTTTGTTTGCGTATTTATAATCCAGAGTAAGATTATATCTCTGTTCCCATTCTTTACAGATTCTAATAATTTCATTTAAATTTTTTGGATCATATGCAAAGTATATTCCGTCAGTATTGCTCTGAATGACTACTGTTAAATCCTTTAAGTCCATTATTAAATCAGTCAGAAGCAATTGTCCATTAATACATATATTATTTACTTGTACTGGATCATATAAATCGTTTCCTTTAAATTTACTTGCTCCGAATGTTGCGTTCAGAAGTATTTTATATATCTGTTGCTTCGGGTCTTTTTTTGCCTTATATTCCATTCTTTTAGTATATAAATTTTTATATAGTTCCGGACTTTCTGAAGCTCTGCTTATAAAGTCAAAATTTATCATAAGACTTGGATAATACGAGCCTACATCTACACATAATATCGGACCTTCATAAAGTAAATTATTTATTACTCCGTGAAGTCCCCCAAATTTATAATCATGATCTACTCCTGCAACTTTTAATGATAGTCCTCTTGTTTTTAATTCTTCAGGATCTGCTCCATCTAAAAAATCATTTCTTATATTTTCATAAAATGTTACTATTTCCTGTGGGATTTTATTCAAATCCAGTCCAGGAACATATCTGAAATTATATTCATCATTAGGGAGTCGTTTTTTCCGACATCTTAAAACTTTAGCTGCAAGTGCCGCCCTTGTCAGTCTAACATCTTCCTTATTAAGCCCAAATTGCTTTACTATGTCCATTTTAGAATCAAAGTAATCCTTACGTATCTCAAATAATTTACTCGTTGCTATGACGTCATTTTCACAATATTTGAACACTTCTTCCACTTCATCTTCCGTAAGTTTTCTTCTTATCTTAAAATCAATAGGGGTTTCATGGATATTCTCAAGAAGATTGGCTTCAACTTCCTTTAATGACACACTGTTGTTAGGATTAAGTTCCTGCATGCAGTCAAGGGTTGGAAATTTATTTACTAACGTTCTTAATTTTTTAAGTTTTTCTCCATAGATTATATAGTCAGATGTTTCTTTTATGTTTTTAGTATTCAGAAGCAAGGCGGCTAAAATATAATCATCATAAAAATAATTGTTGAATCCTACCCAGCATGATATATTCTTTGCTACTTCCTTTAATTCCTCTATATTATTATGTATCTTATATGTAACTCCTGCGGATGTTTTTATTACTACCAGCCAGTCCTGTTCAAATACTTCAAAGTCATAAAATGCTAACTGTTTATCCACAAAATCCATACTTTCCATTGCTACTCCTTTTATAAAAGGGAGAATTTATTACATGCTATTCTCCCCTTTATAGTCTTTATGTTTATTATTAATTTCCTTCCGAACGTTCCATTGTGAATGATTGGAAATCATTTTTATTTGTTTTAAGTGTCAAATATACGAATACTCCACTTACATGTTCCTTTGCTATTGCTGCTCCTGCTTCAGGATCCGCAAAATCCATACTTTCCATTGCTACTCCAGATAACTTATATATGTAGTTCAGCATTTTCTTCAGATTTACTTTTGCCATTTTCCCTGATAAAAATAAATTTGCCCAATATTTTCTGTTATTTTCAGTAGGTATAGTTATTTCAAAACTGAACCATTCTGTCCCTTTATCATTTACTCTGTAAGTAAAATCACTTATATATCCTTCATATTCACCATCGGGCAGATTCTCAAATTCACTGGCTACATCTTCTGATGCATTATATCCTTCTAATTCTATTTCCTGTAATAAGTCCATTATTCCCATTATTTATTTCCTCCTGTTATTTTATTTGTATTATTTGCTGTTGTTTTATTACTCATATTTGATTCTGTTCTGTTATTAGCTACTTTATTAGTTTCCTTATTTATGTCTTTATTGATATCCTTATAAAGCTTAATATCTCCATCCACAATAGGGACTCCTTTAACTGGTCCTCTTGGGAATAATCCCATTACTGGTTTTAATATATTCAGTATTTGTTTATCTTTTATATTTTCTTCAGTATATTGATCTCTTTTTGCCGTTACTGTAGCAATATATTTTATTCCAAGTTTTCTTGTCTGAATTACTAGGTCACATCTTCCCTGACATGCGTTTAACTGTTTTTGTGGAAGACTTGGAACCTGTATTGGATTATCATTTTCATCTGTACTGTTCATTAAATGACTTATAAATATTATGTTATAAGGCATCTGCGATAATTTCATCATTAAGTTTTTCCAAACCTGGTTGAATTTAGCAAATCCTTTTCCAAATCCGATATCTGCCAGTGCTTCAACTTTTGATTGTTCGCATATGTAGTTAGTAAGCATTATTTCAATATCATCCACTAAATCTATTATTACTGTTTGATAGTCATGCTGTTCTTTTTCCAGTGCATCTATTACTTCTATAAATTCTGTAAATTTACTTATTTCAACACTGGGGGTATCTACTTTTTTTGCATTTCCATCTGTATTTATTATTAATGGATTTGGAAACTGTCGAGCTAAATAAGTTTTTCCGCTCATTGATTCTCCCCATATCAAAAATATTTTTGGGGTAAGATCGATTTCTTTATTTATATTTTTTGGTAATATGCTCATTTTTCCTCCTAGTTTTATTTTTAGTTTATAAATTTATTTTGGCTATTTTTTACTATGATTCTTGTAGTTTTTTTATTTATGCTTTTTACTACTACGCCATACCCTAACTTAATTATTTCCCTTGTAAATTTATTTTGGCTTACTTTTATTCCTGTTTCAGATATAAATGTTTCATATACTTCATGATTAGGCATATTTTCTACATTATGTCTTACAAGGAATTTAGTTATCTCTTCTACTAGTACATTGTCTTCCTTTTCTTTGACAGATGTCAGCAGATTATCATTATTTGTCAGTATATTTTCCATATCTTCTAATAAAAGTTCAGTATGTTTTTCAGTAATTTTTTCATTACTCAGAAGTTTATCAATGGTATTTAACAGTCTCGACTTGGAATCATAATACTTAATTTTCAAATTCATTTCACTTGGGCTAAGATTTTTTCTTTCTTTTTTCAGTTCCTTGTTCAATTCATTTTCCATTCTGTTAAATTCATTGATGTACGCCATTTTGAATTCAATGTGTCCCTGAATATTGAACATGTAAAGAATAAATCCGTCTTTTGTTAGCAGATACTCAGGATTAATTTTCCCATTTTTAGCTATATATTCTGATTTTATGAATAGCCCCCAAATTTGGGTTGTATTATTTAAGATAATATTTTCAATATCTCTTATAACATGGTCATGCCTTTTCCCTAATTTTTCTGCTATTATTCTGCTTGATACTACCAATTTATTCTGTTTATCATTTTCAATTGTAATTAATTCTATATCTGTATTCTTTATATTTTCCATACTATTCACCTCTATTCTTTTGAATCTTTTTTATTATTATTTGCAAATCATCGTGTATTTCTGATACCATGCCCCAAACATGGGCATATCCTAAGTGATACATTTCCGGATTCCAGTTGTTTCCAAATATTCCTTCTTCTAATGCTAACATTAAACTTTTTACTTCATGTAATTTGTACTCGATATCTTCAATATCTGTCAGTTTTAATTGTTCCATGTATATTCCTCCTAAAATAAAATATGACTTCACAAAATAGGAAATCATTAAAATTTAGGTATTCAAAAATACCACATCTTCCTATTATGTGTTTGCAATTTATAGGAATTTGCAGTATAATAAGGTTGCGAGCAGTTATTATACTGTTATCCCTTAGACTTAACGGTTTAGGGGATTTTTTAATTACTTTTTATTATTATTTGTTTATTTTCTTCATCTAAAATAATTTTAATGTCATTATTTTCTTTTGATAGATTTAGAAATCTTACAAATTCAGCTGGTATTGTAATTTTGTTAGTACTGCCATTACCAGCTTTATAAAAAGTAATTTTAGCATTTTTTTCTTTCATTGAATGCCTCCTTACCGTTAGTACTAATCTAATATATCACGTTAGTACTAACTTGTCAATAAAATTTTATTACACTACAAATTCCTATAAATATGCAATTGTCATGGTTCTATTTTAAGAGGTATATTTTTAATTTATAATCCTAATTTTTTTAGTGATTCAGATACCAGTATTTCCCTCTGTATGTCCTGTTTTTCTTCCGAATTTTTTCTGACTGTTATTTTTACATATCCTTTTATGTTAGATGTTTTAGTATATTTTTCATATATTTCAGGCTGTTCCTTTTTAAGTTTGGCACTGTCAACCGATATTCTTTTACCTGGTGCTATTTTATTTATTATTATTTTGTCAGTGTGGAATGATTTAAGCCCTACGGCATCCATTAATTCATACAGCTTTTCTTTTCCTTTTTTTACTTCATCTTCAATTTTTTTCATTTCAATCAGTTTATTTTCAAGTACTTCAACTTTCTGTAGCTCCTGTTTGTAATCTATTTTTTTAAGACCGTTCACGGGAACAGAGGTATAATATTCTATTTCTGTCATTTCAGGATTTTCTTTCAGTTGTTCTACCCTTTTCCAGAATAATGAAATTTCATTTAGGATCTTCTTAATTTTTTCTTCATTTCGGATAACAGTTATTGTTGTAATGTTTTCCGGATAGAATTCAGTATTGAAATATTTATCCTCATGCTGTTCTTCAAAAATTATCCCTCTGTAAAAATCTTCAGGTCTCTTATATTGTGTAAGAATACAGCTTTTAACATTGAATTGGTATAGATATAACTGAATCTGGACTATATATGTTTCAAGGTCTTCCATTTCCAGATCACCTTTATTTGTTTTAACTTCAAGTAAAGTTTTTACTTCAGAATCCAGTCCATCACAGTTACTTCTTATGTTTAACTTATTATCAATATTGGTAGCTGGGGCAAAGTTATATCCAAATTTATTGTTTATATATTCCCTTATATGGGGTTCCATTAAATGCCCATATTTGGTATATTCACTTCCAATATTTTCTATTTTAGTTATCCCAGCTTTTTCTTTTGCCAGTTCAAATTGTGTCTTGTAGTCACTTATATTAAGTAATGCTGGGAGGTCACTTCCTCCTACATATTTTTCCCTATTTTCAGTTACATTCTTGTCATCCGTATTGTAGTTATTTTCTATATTATTCATTTCCTTCCTCCTCTTCCTCTTCTTTTTTGTTATTCTTATATCCTATTGCCTTGGAAGTACCGGAAGGCTTTTCATCTTCTTCATCTTCAACAATTTCTGCGTCCCTCATTGTATTATTAGAATTTCCATAATATTGATTGCCTTTATTTTCCTTATTTGTATTTTCCATTATTATTTCTTCAGCTATATCCTCACATAATGTCTTAATCTGTTCTTCTGTCCAGTCACCCATATCATTAAAATTTTCTCTGTCCTGATACTTCTGTACAAAACTGTTCTCTGTAACCTGTTCTCTGTAACTCTTATCCAGTATGTTGTAATAAGCTACATTTCCATTTGATACTTTCTTACGTTCAACCGTATTGCTTACAGTTCCCAGTACAAATTTTATTTTTATACTGTCCTTTTTGATATGTTTCTCAGCTATAACATAGTGATCTAAATCATATTGAGCTTTCATTTTATTTATCAGTATGTTTACTATTGCTTCTTGTAACATTGTTTTCCTCCTGTTTTATTAGTTTTATTAGTTTTATTAGTTTTTGATTATCAATTTTTAAGCTGGACATCATCTAGTGTTCTTAAAAACAGCTGCTCTGTAAAGTCTTTTTTCTGTTCCAGTGCTTCATATACATCTTCTTCTATTGTTCTGTCAGTCCTGAATCTGTATACTGTCACTTTATTTTTTTGTCCGTTCCTGAATGCCCTTCCCAGTGCCTGTTCATAGTTCTGATAGCTCCATGTTGGGGTAAAAAATATTACTGTATTGCAGTACTGGAGTTCAATTCCTGCTGCTCCCGCCTGTATCTGTACTAGTGTTACTGTATTTTTTATTTTTTTGAATTCTGAATGTTCAGGGATGTGATATTTCCCACCTTTTACAACATAATCTACTTTCAATATTTTTGATATTTCTTCATATTCCTTTTCAAAATTATAGAATATAAGGATATTGTCTTCGGTAGATTCCTTGAGCATTTTTAGATAGTTCAGCTTGTCCTGCATGTTAGTATTTAATCTTAATCCTGCTATCAGTTTGGACATTGTGTCATATAATTCATTTTCATATATTCTGTCCTTTTTAATTGTTCTATATGCCTTGCTTTCTTTAAAATGAACCCATTCAAATGTTATTCCAGGTAATTCAAGGCATTCTTCTTTTTTTAATGCTCTTGAGGATATCTTCTTAAAAAGTGCCTTCAGAAGCCTTTCATTTTTCCAACCTGATATTTTTCGTACTTTAGTTATTCCAAAATACTGTTCTTCATAGATTGCATTTTCTCTAAGCATTCTTGTTGAATTTGGATATAATCCCATCATTACAAAGTAGTTGACAGTATCAATCCATCCATTACTTGCCGGAGTTGCGGATAATAGTACAAATCCATATGCTAATCTTGATATTTTTAATGCTAGTTTAGAACGTTTTGCCTTGTAGTTTTTGGCATAATGGCATTCATCAAATATTATGTAGGTATTGGATAAGTCTGAAACATCCACTTTATGAAGGCTTTCGTAAGATATTATCTGATATATTATTGGACTGATATTATAGTAATCCGTTATTTTTGTTATTTCCCTTTCCCAGCCTTTTTCTTTTACTTTCGCAGCCGGAGCTACAATTAACAGTTTCTTTCCTTCTGCATATTTCAGATAATGGTGCAGTCCTATCAGTGTTTTTCCAGTTCCAGTATCAAGTGGATATAGATAGTTTTTACTGCTTGATTCCAGTACTTCTTTCTGATAGTCATATAGCATTCTGTTATCTATCATTTATTTTGTCCTTTCCCTAACACTGTCCTTTTTTCCTAATACTGAATCAATAAACTGCTTGGCTTCTTCAAATGAATATACTATTTCTGCACTTCCTCCGTTATTTCTTATCTGCTCTATATTTGCTATTTGCAAAGGGGAAGGTTTTCCACCTGGTCGCTTTACTTCAATTCCTGTAAATTTTCCATTTATGCATGCCACTATATCAGGGATACCTACTCTCTGAAATCCGTTTCCATGTACTTTAAAATAATATATATTATTTTTTTTGAGATAATTTTTTATTCTGTTCTCTATAGCTTTTTCCCGTTCAATGGGCAGACTATTTGCATTTGATTTTGTTTTTGATTTTGCATTTATTTTTAAATTACCAGTTACCATATTGCATTTTTCCTTTCTAAGTGCTATACTTCTATTGTTAATATTAGTTTTGTTAGTTTTTGAAGTCGATATTGTCAGTATCGGCTTTTTTCTTTTTTAAACCGTAATTCTTATTAATATATCTCAATGCTTTTTTCTGATATTTTAATGGGAGTTCTTTAAATTTTCTAAGTAATTCTAATCCAGCTTCAGGCAAATCATGATATACTTTTATATCAGTATAATGTAATTTCCCGTTGATACCTATTGGTACATTTTTTAAAAGTCTTGTTTCTGTTTTCATTATTAATCACCTTCCTTTCCATCTTTATATAGTTCATCGAGAATCATGTAATAATCCTCTTCCGTTTCATAATAAATTCCTTCAATTTTAGGTATCATTCCCAATCTCCTTCCTTAAAATATATCCATGTTATGGCCACTAACAATATCCATAGCCCATAAATAACAGTTATAACTACATTATCTTTTCTCGCTGCATTAGATTGATTTAAAACTAATGTAAGTATAAATATTGAATACCATAGCGATATTTTTTTGAATCTAGTTGTCATTTCATTTCCTCCTTTATTTTTTTATTTTTATTTTTTAGTTTTAGTTTCATTTTTATACTGTGCCATAAATAATTTCATTTGCTTTTTTTAACTGTTCCAGATATTTTGCAAATCTTATCGGATCTACCACATATGAATAATTTTTGTTCTCTTCTTTTTTCTTGTAGGCATACCCAATCGGTATACCATCCACCAATAAAGTTCCCTGCTGTAGATTTATTCTCACAAAATCCACACATTCGCCTATCTTTTCAGCCACCAGTTCCAGTGGCACATTTGCATTCATTTTCATCACTCCTTTTTTGATTTTTCTTCCTTTCAGGGTATAATATATTGGATTGTACTTTATATGAAAGGAGCTATGCTTAAATTAGGTTATAAATATAAGCAGTGTCATCCTTCAAGTCCAAACTGGTATTTTAATATTTCAGAAAAAGGATTAAAGAAATTATCAAACAATACCGACTAATTACTAAATAATTACATTATTCAATTCAATAACTTCACATTCCCATAATTCATAAGCAATTACTCCTAGACTGTTAAGATAATCTTTTAAATATGTTTTTCCAGTACTACCTGTTTGTCCTGTGATAATTATGGGAGTGCTTTTTTTTATTGCTACTATAATTTTTTCTTTCTGTTCTTCAGATAAATTATTAGGAAGTTTGAAGTCTTTTGGTAACCGTCTGAAAATATTTTTACTATTTTTGCTATTCTTATTATTCATTTTCCATCATCTCCTTTGTAATATTCGCCCAGCACAAAAATGTGTTCGGCTATAATACCTTTATAATTAAAATCATAATTAAAATCCTAATTAACAAATACCCTTTTGGTTCTTCCATTTACATTTTTTGCATTTATATCATGCCCTAGCTTTCTTAGTTCCCGACTGAATTTGGTAATAGTTATGTCCACTCCATACAGTTTTATAAAATGCTCATATGCTTCCTTTGTAGGTCTATCCTTTACTCCATATGTTTTCACAAATTCTCTCAGTTTGTCAGTCAGATTATTTCTGTCCCATTCTTCATTGTCCTGTTGAGCCCTTGTCTGAATCAGATTGTCATCATTACTAAGTATGTCCTTGATATTTCCAGTCAGAGCATTTCTTAGTTCCTCGGTCATGTGGTCATTATTAAGTAGCCTGTTTATACTGTTAAATACTTTACTTTTTGAGTCATAGTATCTTATTTTCAGTCTCATTTCACTTGGAGTTAGCAATAATTTTTGATTTGCATACATTCCTGTTTTTCTTATTGTAGGTAGTACATCTTCCGTTACCCATTTTATGAATGGTTTTGCTTCCTTTTTGTCACTTCGCAAAATTAGATTATATAATCCACTTTCATTTGTGAAGTTAGTTAATTCTCCATTTTTTAACCCTAAGTCAAACTTAGCCTTCTCATCTTCATCTAGTCTTTTAGCCACAACAGTAGGATTTGTTAATTCTAATATGTCGCAAACATCTTTTATACAAAACCATACTTTGTTATCCACCAATATTGTTCTTACACTTCCCAAATTTTCTTTACTGAATATTTGTAAATTTTTCATTTTTATCACTCCTTCCTATATTAATATACGTATTATTTAATTTTTTTTAATTTACTTCCTTTCGAGGTATAATAATGTTGCCACACATCTTACATGAAAGGAGGTGTCTTATTATGGATTTTTATGAGAATCCGAAATATTCTATTGTTATCTATAAAATCCTTAAGATAATTGATACAGGATTTGAAACTAAGATATTTTCATATCCTGAAAGTTTTAATGGTTTAAAACTATCTGCTCATAGATTGGATTTAATTATATTCAACCTACTTGATGCAGGTCTAATACAAGGAGTAGAAAAACCAATCCCTGATTTTTTATTATCTAAACCTGTTTATAATCTTGACCATTTAAGTCTTACTTTAGAAGGAATGCTCTTTCTTGAAGAAAATTCTTCTATGAAAAAAGCCTACAAAGTTCTAAAAGGATTACGGGACTGGATACCCATATGATAATAATTTATATTTATTTCTATTAATTTAATCAATGTAGGAACATCATCAAATCTTATGGGAATTTCATCATCTAAAAGTTGTTCTACGAAAGATGTTGAAATTCTTTTTAAATTTTCATATCTTTCTCTTGGAGACATTTTTCTTCCTAGCTCAATTTTTCTTTGTTCTTTACTTGAACTTTTATTACTTCTTTCCTTTAACAGTTTCCTTTTATTCTTATTTTTTCGAGTATAATAATTCTTATATCTTAAACTTTCCATATATTCTCACCTCTTTTCTTTTTTGTTTATTTTAACTAAACTTTAGAGGTAAAAAAATAAGATGATATATCTATTCTCTCTATTTCGAGAATTAAACAAACATTCTCTATTTCAGATTGAGTAAAATCAACTTCATCATTAAGTTTTTTACTCAGAGTAGCTTTTGAGCAATTCAATCTCTCTGCTAAAACATACTCATTTTTTAACTTTTCTTTTATTCTACCTCTTAATAACGAGTAATCTCTCATATCCCACCTCCGAATCTAGTTTATTTTAACTAAACATATGATACCACCATTTTTTTAACTTGTCAATACTTTTTTTTATTTTAAATAAACTTTTTTATCAAAAAGTTGATTTTTCTTAAACAATGAGGTATAATATATCAATAAAATCTAGGAAGGAAAAATTAAATATGGGGAACAAAGTTGATTGCCATATAAGAATTAAACAGGCTATGGAATTAAGAAACATGACTCAGGCAGATATAGTTGAAAAAACAAATATAAAAAAATCTGCACTAAGTCAATATATTAATGGGAAGATAAGTCCGAGACAAAATGCAATTGATGAATTATCAAAAGTTTTAAATGTCTCAGAACCATGGTTAATGGGATACGATGTCCCAATGAAAAGAACTTCGACGAAAGAAACTCAAAAATTAAAAATGAATGAAATAACACTCACATCAGAACAGGAAGCAGAACTACAGTACATAATTGAGCACAATATGCTATTTTTCAAGCGTAACAAAATGGATGAGAATGATGCTAAGAAACTGGCTGATATCTTAAGAGAATTTTATATTGAAACTTTAGAACATAAATAATTTTAATGGGGGAAAAATTAAATGAAGAAAAAAGAAATTTTTGAACTGGCTAAAAAATTAGCACTGGAATACCGCTCTAATCCTAAAAAATTAGCAAAAGAACTTGGAATTGTGGTAAAATACCGTTCTTTTAATCGGCATTCAGGAAGTTGTATAAGAATGAATGGAAAACAGTTAATAGTAATCAACAGCAAAATGTCCGAATTAAAACAGCTATTTGTTTTGGCACATGAAATTGCCCATCTCTTATTGCACCCCTATGAGGCTACTATTATAAGATATTTCAGTTTTTCTGAATCGAAAATAGAATTTGAAGCTAATTATTTTGCGGTAGTATTTTTTAGCGAATCAGAAATGGAATTTGAAGAAGATGAAGAAATAGGTCAATTGATTAATACTATTAACATATATCATACTTAGAATAATTTTATTGTACATGTATTATGATGAATAAAGGAGCTGATTAAATTGGAAGAAAAAGTACTAACTTTTTATATTAGAGGGTCAGGAAAAAAACCTTATAGAGTTGCTTTCTGGAAAGAAGAAGGTTCAAGAGATATACATAGTGGATGTAACTGTCCAGCAGGAAGAAGAATGCAATACTGTAAACATAGATTTTGGTTAATTGAAGGAGATTTAACAAATTTAGATGATTCTACTGAAAATGCTGAAGAAAATTTAAAAACATTGTACAAATGGCTTTCTAACAGTGATATAGGAGATTTTTTCTCTGAATTTATGATGGCTAAAACAGGAGAAAAAATAAGTGTATTAATGAATGCTATTAAATTTGGATATAACGAAAATTATTATGATGAAGATTTATGCATATGGATGTCAGATTATACTGAATATTCTAATGAAGAATTGAAAGAAAAATATAACTTTGAACATAAGGAAATTCAGTTAGAAGAATTCTTAAATTTAATAGATAATTCGATTATAGTGATAGGAGAAGGAGAAAAGAATTTTTTATTTGATGTAAATAAGAAATATTATGGAACGTACATAGGAAAAAGAACTAAATTTAAAGGATACGGGTTACAAAAATTAAAAGAGAACAGATATAATTATACAAAATCACAATATTTATTAGATTGTTATAATTTATATAATAAAACTAACATAAAAACATACAATGAAAAAATGAAGGAAATTATGAAATAGTAACAAAAATTTAATATATAGGAGGAAAAGTTTATGAAAAGTAGAAAAGTATTATTATCAATTTTATTAGGTGGAGTTATTTTGACATTGCCTATGGCAGGAGCAACAAACAAAAAAGCTTCTGGAAATTCAACTGTTTATTTCAAAAGCTGTAAAGAAGCAAGAGCGGCAGGATATTCAGATATTAAAAAAGGAGAACCAGGATACAGCTCAAAACTTGATAGAGATGGTGACGGAATTGCTTGCGAATCAAAATAATTTTTAACAAATAAAAAAAGACCCTGCTACCAACAGAGTCCAAGCATAAGTGATGTACTTATACCTCACAAATTAAGTATATCACACATTTTTAATTCCGACAAGAGAAGGAGTGTGATTTTTTTATGGGAAGAAAAAAAAGAAGAACTCGAAAGCTCAATGGTGCTGGAAGTATAACAAAATTAAGTGGCAATAGAAGTAAGCCATGGATAGTGAGAGGCCCTGCAGAAATTCAGATTGATGGCACGGTAAAAAGACCTGTCATAGGATATTACGCCACATCTGAAGATGCGGAAATTGCTTTAGCAAAATATAAAATAAATCCTTATAACATTGATGAAAAAAATACTACACTCGGGGAATTGTATGAATTGTGGTTAGTCGATAAATCTAAGGAAGTAGCACCTCAGTCATTGCAGATTTATACAAGAGCATGGGAAAATCATTTGCTACATATTGAAAATAGACCAATAAGGGAACTGAAATATTCACATTACCAGTCTGTATTTACTGGGAAGACAAAAGCAGTAACTAAAGTTATCAAAACAATACTTAAATCTCTGTACAGTATAGCTTTGAAAAATGAAATTGTGGACAGGGATATCAGTCAGACACTTGATATAAGTAAAATTGAAGTAAATAAATTTGCACGTACGCTATTTGATAATGAACTTGTACAGTCAATAAGAAAAATATCCAATACTGATTACCATAAGCTGAAAGAGACAGCGGATATGGTATTAATTTTATTATATACAGGAATGAGATCTGCAGAAATCAGGACAGTAAAAATAACTGATATATATCTGGAAGAAAATTATATGACAGGAGGAGTTAAAACCAATGCAGGGAAAAACAGAATAATTCCAATACATCCTAAGATTAAGGAAATAATTGAAAGATATTATAATGAGAATAAAAATTATCTTTTTGAAGGCCCTAAAGGAATACAGGCAATCGGCGATGCCACTTTTAAAAGACGTTACTATCAGTTACAGGAAGAACTGGGATTTAATCATAACAGACATTCAACACGACATACTTTTATTACACGTATGCAGCAGTTAGGAATTTCAGAAAGTAAATTAAAAAAAATTGTAGGTCATAAATCAAAAGATGTGACAGATGGAATATACACTCATTATAATTCAGAAGATTTATTAACAGAAATAAAAAAACTGGATTATAATGATTAGATTTTTGTCAATGTTTTATTGTTATTTTGTTACCAATTTGTTACCAATAGACCTGTTTTATTCTCATTTTTTTAATTCTAATTCAATTTTTAAATCTCTGTAGATACTGAAAATACTGATTTTATTGGTTTTAGTTTTTTCAATATCAAAAATTCTCCGATTTTGATATTTCATTCATTTTAAGCCCGCTTTCCCTTGCAAAAACATAAATCATCTTTTTAAATTCAGACTCATTTTTCATGGAAAGCAATCCTAATTTCCCTGTTATTATCTGAATCTGCTCATAATCAGACTGTATTTCCTTTCTACGTTCTTCTTTTTCTGAAATGGCATTTTCTATTTTTACTTCCATTTCCTTTTTATTCTCCTTCAGTAATTTTTCATTATTTTTTTCATTCCTGTATTTCTGATATTTACTATTTAATCCCAATATACCTAACACTAGTAACAGCACCAGTATAATTCCCTTTATTTTAATCTTTTCCATTTTAACCTTCCTACACTATTCTTTCTCACTGACTGTATATTCAAAAACCGTTGTTTCATCATTGTCCTTTATATATCCAAGTTCGCTGTTTTCATATTTTTTCCTCACATTGCTTTCAAACTTTTCAAAATTATCAAATTTTTCTATCTCTCCTTGTATCAGCCATCTTTTATTCTCATAATTCACTTTAGTATAATCTATTCCATTAATACTGTTATCTACCAGAAATTTTATAAACGAGTAGTATTCCTTTCTTTTTATTCCATTATCAATTTCATTTAATTTCGACAATTCTTCAGAGTAATCCGGAAGTTTTTCGTTTTTTTCCTTTAAATATTCTGATTCTAGATTTTTAACCTGTTTCTTCAGGGTTTTATTTCTTTCAGCCTGCTTTTCCAAAGGAATTGTTCCTTTAAAAAACAGATATACTCCTATTAGTATAACCACAGCCAGTATATCTCTTAATTTTATGTCCTTTAAATCTCCAATCTCAATCCTATTATTTTTACTTAGAAAATTTATATTATCTGTAAGTTCCTCATTCTGAAAAATATTTCTTATATCCTCTTCTTCACAAAAGAATGTTTTCATATCGCCAAAATCAAAGTTTTCCCTATCTTCCATATCTTCCAGCTTTAAATCCAGTTTTTCAATTTCTTCTATTTTTTCATTTTTTATGAGCATTCTTATACTGTTTATTTCTCCAACCTCTAGTATTTCAACATCTTCTTCCTTTGAAATACCGTAAATTATATCAAAGTCCGTTTTTATATCCGTAAGCTTAAATCCAAATTGCTTAAAGGTATTTTTTATGTCGTTTATCTGTTTTCTGCTCATGTAAAGCTTAATGCATCTGTTTTCCAGATGATTTAAATAATATTTTTTACATATGTACTCCAAGTTTTTATTTATAAAATTTCCTTTATCCTTCAGGTCTTCATCAAATAAAAAATAAGGATAGTGCAGAATAACTGAAACTGGAATTTTTTCCTCTATCTCAGCTTCTTCCTTCAGATTTTCAAGAATGGATGACAGCTCCTGATTTTCAAAAAACAGGAGTTCCTCATTCATGTAAATATAAACTTTATCCTTACTTCTCATATAAACTTTTATTTTTTCAAACATCTTTCACCTCAATTTTTTTCATATCTAATACTTCAATTTAAAACAAAACCGCCATTCTTTTCCTGAATCTCCACTGTCATGGAATCTATTCTTTTAAATTCCAGCTCTTCCCTGTAATTCACCTCTTTACCTAATACTTCCTTAAAATATATTATTTTCAGATTATTATAAACCGTATTTTCTTCAAGCGGCAAGGAATATCCGTTTCCGGCAAAATCCTTTATTTCTTTTATTTTAAAGTTCCCTATGCTTTCTTCATGATTACCTGAAAACAGGAGCCTTTTCAGTTCGTTCTGACCAGATGTGCTTATTATGAACTTTTTATTGAAATAATCACTTTTTCCTTTTATAACTTCCTGATTTCCGTTAACATTTAGACCCCTGTTTCCTAATCTTTCGGCATTTTTATTTTCCATACCTGCCAGATAACTGTCTGATATTTTTCTGCTTTTATCACTTTTTCCTCTTAGAACTGTTATTTTTCCACGCTCATGCACAAAATAGATAAATCCTGTTGAAAAAGTCAGAATTACAGATAAAATTATAAGAACATAAACAAGACTTGCCCCCCTTTTTTTATTTTTCACTGAATTCCCCCTCTACATTAAATTAATTATCTTAACTTCTTCATCTTTCCCATTTTTTATTATGAGCAGAAATAGCCTGTCCACTCTTTTAAATTCCAGATTTTCATATTCACCCAGAGCCGTTCTGCTTCCCATATTTAAAGAATTTACTCCTTCTGATATATATAATTTTTTATTTGTATATTCCAGTTTATAAAATAAATTGTCCTTTTTAAATAAAAGATAATTTCCTTTTATATGAAAATTATCCATACTTCCTTCATACTCAAAAACTTCCCTGTCCCTGTTTGCTATATTTTCAGAAATCTTATCTGTAAGAAAGTATGTATTTTCTTCCAATTTCTGAGTTTTCGATTTTTTCTTTTCTATTATCACAGTTCTTTTTAAAAATACTGAAATTACAAATACAACTACCGAAAACAGAAACAGGCATATCAGTATTTCAAGGAGCAGATATCCTCCTGTTTTTTTACCCACCTTATCCCCTTTCATAATCACCCTTTTTTACTTTATTTCAGGAAAATAATAGTCCTTTTTTCCATCTATAGTTATTTCCAGTATATATTCCTTTTCCCCTTTTTCATTCAGATAGTAGTTTTCTGTCGCTTTTATTTCCAGCTCCCGTTTTCCAAGAGCAACAGCATCTTGCAGTATCTGATACTTTCCTTCTATTGCAAATTTACTGTAAAAATCATTTTTATTCTGTATAACATATTTTCCAATGCGACTGTACAGAAAAGCGTAATCTTTCGTTTTCAATATTTCTGATATATTTTCAGTTTCCGTATTAAAAATATTT